TGTAAGTAATCGTCTTATCAGTAGCTCCTTTCAGTGTAATACCACCACCATCTGCTGTGGTATCAGAAGGAGATGATACATTACCAAGTTCAATGTTCTTATCTTCTACGGTTAAAGTAGTTGAGTCAATGGTGGTCGTAGTTCCTGAAATATCAACGTTACCTACAACATAAAGATCTTTCCAGATAACAACTCTTTCATTTCCAGTATCAGTTCTAAATTGCAAGTAATCAGTAGTACTTCCATTTTTTCTAAAACTTAAAGAATTTTGTAAATTACTTGGAAAGTAAATGTAATTTTCTATTGCATTTGAAAATCGTAAATGGTTTTTTGCAACTATTTTAGTATTAACTGTTGTTGTGCCGCTACCACTAGCATTTCCAATTATAACATCATTATTATTGATTAAAAGATTAAATGTATTTGCTGATGAAAGAAGTTCCCCACCATTAACCGCAATCTTACCAGAGCAAGCAAGGTCATCACTGAGGATATTGAAGTTAGTATTTCCACCTCCACCAGAAACACCCATGTTGATGGTAGTTGCTGCACCAAACGCATTAATCTGTGTTGCTACTGTATTGAAAAGAGCTTGTGTAGTCTCTGATCCAACAATCGTAGGATTTCTAAGTGTCAGAGTTCCTGTAGTTGCACCAAGACGAATGTCAGTACCAGCACCAAATGCCTCTACAGTTGTTGCATAATCATCAAATAAATCAACTGTAGCTTGAGTACTAGGAACTCTAACGTCACCTGAGTCTACCTGAAGATATCCTGTAAATGTTGAGTTTTCATCAACAGTCAGTGTATCAATGCTAGCAGTACCATCAATCCAAATATTATTCCACTGTTTTGTTGCAGAACCTAAGTTATAGTTTGCAGTACTATCTGGAACAATACTAGATGTAAGTTCGGCATTAAATACGATGTTATCAGTATTAAGATCACCAAATGTTAGTGTGCCACCTGATGCAGCACCAGCTCTAAATGTAATATCGCCGTCTACTTCTAAATCACCACTAATTGATAAACTACTAGTAAGACCAATCTTACTTGCATTTACCTTGTAAAAACCTTGTCCAGAATCCCAAAATAAACTTGGCGATGCAAACGTACCAGGATCCATCCCATGGGTCTGGTTGATTAAATCAACATCACCATTGACAATTTCATTGATGCCATTTACGAGCACATTCGTTGGCGTTAATAACGTTGCTGCATCACCAACATCAGTACCGATGAGGTTAACCATCTGACGCTGTTGCTCAAACGTAAAAGTTGTAAGGACTTCTCTAATTGCCATTGGTAAGTTTCTTTAATAACTGCTTGATTTCATCAAGTTCTTGCTTCAAAGTATTTATCTCCGAAACCATCCCTTCTCTATTTGCCTTCGCTTTCATATAACGTTCATAGTCTGCCTGACTAGAATTGATCACAGCACCACTATCAGGATCCCTATAGAGATTGCTGTGACCTTCAACTTTTACTTTAATCATGAATGTGCAATTACTCGGAGATCTTCAACTCGTGGAGCAAGTGCTGGATCAGTACCAGCAAACACCAATTTAATCGCAAACGCTGAGAATGGTTTCAAATTATTTGCGGTATAAACATATTCCAGATAAGAATTCATGTCTTCCATTGATGGGGACAATGATTTACTTTGTTCTGGAGTAATATTTGAGTTAAAATCAGAGAGTCCAGTACCATTAAAATACTGCCACGCCATTTCAGAGAAGTTATCAGAACTTCCATCAGGACGAATCTTGAAAAGAACCTTGACATTTTCATTGCTAAACAAGTTAGCTGTTAACTTACAATCCAAAGATGTTGCGGGACTATCCAAACTTACCTCTTTTGTAATATACTTAGAGGCAGTAGAGCTATTAAATGTAGTTTCGTCAACATAAAGGAATCCATTACTTTGGGAGACTGCGCTCACAAGTCTAGTAGTTACTGGAGAAGTTCCTGAATTTGTATCATCAATTCGGTCATTTACAGAGAAAAGATTGTCAGTAATTACTTTCACTTTTAGATTTCCAGTACCGGAATCCCATCCGATAACAATACCAGTTTTGATTACTATTCCTCCAAGAACTGCACTTACAGAACCCTGAGCAACAGGTTGTCCATCAACAAATGTTCCTGTAATATCAATTAATTCAAGTATACCACCATTAACATTTACAACCTGTCCAGATGCACCGGAACCAGCTTGAGTTAATCTACTAGCACTGTCAACAGTATTGATAAATGTTCCGCCAGTTACACCACTCATAGTAAATTGTCCAGCTTGAACAACGTCAGGAGAAACTGTAGATACAGTAAAATCAGAAGTTACTGGTACAACTAATGTTTGTGAAATAGCACCAAATCTATCTTCATTTCCTTTTGGATTATCCATTCGTGAAGACGCTGTAATTAAGTTACAACGACTAAGATCAACAACAGGAGAAAGATTATCTTGATCAGTGCTCAATGAAATAGTATAAGTTATAGACTTATTACCATTCAAAAGTGAAGCTTGATTACGATAAACTTCATTGACAGATGATGCAATCACTCTAGTTTCTTCAAAATAATAATTATCATTTGGACTTAAGTTAAACGTAGGTGAAATTGTATATTCGTTGGTTAGTGTAGAATCAACTGGTCTTCCGAATGCAGTTTTAATATTTTGAGATACCGATGATGATGGGAATACCATCATTGAAACTTGAGGAGTTGCAATTTGATACAACTTATTTGTTGTAGATATAACATTAAAACCACCACCAGATCCACTACCAGTCATATTGACATTTGCAGCGTTCCATAATGTTGTATCAATCATTATACAATAATCATCAAGACCAGTATTCTGAACGGAGTGGAATCCATTGATCAATGTAACAGGAATTCCATAGATTGAATTGTTTGCTCCAGATCCTACGACGTTCTTAAGAATAGTAAAATCTCCATCTTTCATTCCATGATTTGGTTGTTTCACACGAATAACTTTTTGGTTAGTACCAAACAATGCAGAAGATCCATCAGTGTTATCAACAGTAATAGGATTGTCGGGAAGATTCACAAAATCAAGATCTTCATTTCTAAATTCAATTGATGCACTTGAGTTAGTTTGAAATAAACATCTATTTACATCAAATTTAATTGCTTCAGCAGTATCTTCGGACCATGCTGTAGAATTCTGAGATTTGAACAAAGCTCCAACGTTAGATTGAGCAGATGCAATAACAGAACTTCCAAGAAGTTTCTCTCCAATTTTAGCACTGTAAATTTCATAATCCGGTGATGAAGATGAGATTACAAATGCATATTTTGTATCGTTTTGGAGATATACTGGTGATGTAAATTTAAATCTAGTCCTTGTGTTGCTATCAACTGAAGTTGAAATTCCCATCCTGACAGCAGGATTAGTTATTCTAATAAACGATGTTGCTGTTGCTTGACCATCACCTCCTGAAATTGTGACGTTAGGTGGGGTATAATAATTTGAACCTCTATTTGTTAATTCAACTTCATAAATTTTTCCATTATAAATTTTTGCGGTAGCAGTGGCATTTACGCCAAATGTTCCTCCATTTTCACCAAAAACGTTGACCGATGTTGTATCATTGGCATAACCACTTCCAAATGATGTTACTTTAATTCTATCAATAATACCAGAATCTTCATCAATATTGAATGTTGTTGTAGAAATAGCAGGGGCTCTCTCTACAGTAAATGCTTCACCTGGAATAAATTCTTTACCATTATGATTAGAAAGAATCAAATTATATCTGGTGTTAGTTGTAGTAACTGTCAAATCTGATTTGACTGTTCCTGATGCTCCTGATGCTGATCCTTTGATAGTCTCACCTTTCAGGATAGTCTCACCAGATGGAACATCTGTATTAATTTTAATTCTGAGTTGAGTGTCGGACTCAAGTGTAGATTCACTAAATGGAATTATATTTCTGGTGGGTAATCCACCATTAGTGTCAACCAAATAAACTGTTACTGGTCTATCAGTTTCCTCATCAGTAGGAGTCTGCTTGTTCTTGAAATATAAATCCACACTAGATACAAACATTCCCCCATCAAATCCAGAAACTTTAAAAGTTTGTGCAAGAGGATCTAGTAAACCAGTTTGATTTACATTGACTAAAGAACTTCCAACATATTGAACTGTGTCAGAATTTGAAGTAGATCTTCTATTAATATAAGGAACTCTTGTGGATTGAATTGATGTAGTAGAAGTATTGGGGAAACCACTTACAGTATATACTGCCTCTGCAAATGTAGCTACATCACCAGAATCGCTGGAATTACTACTGCTAGAAGTTAATCTAAATGACTTACTGCCAGCAACAAAAGATCTCTTAGTACTTGCATTATCATAGAATATACTTGGAGAGTTAGTCATATCCAAACTCTTTCTACTTTTTCTAGGTGCAAATCCATTTGGAATCAAGAAGAAACCACTAATATTACCTTTGTCATCTGTGACGATCTTTTCACCAAAACCTTTTTCAGCATAACCAGCTTTTCCAGTAAATGGAGTGGTTAAGCTAGTAACATTATCTGGGTTGACCCATGAAGAAACACTAATGCCATCAAAGAAAGCATAGAGTTGAGTATCAGGTTCAAGACCTTTCGCAACAAATTTTACAAGTTTAGTTCTAATGTAAGGAACATATGGTGTGGAAACAGCTCTTTGACCTCTGTCTACAGAAGATGCTCCATATGGAGACAATCTGTTCTGGGTGCCATTTCTACTTCTAGTTCTAGTTTTTCCTTTAATAACTAGATTAGGATCACCAGCAAATTGTGAAGTAGTAGTATTGGTAGAATTATTCAGAGTATATGTTGGAGTTCCAGTCCAAGAAATTTGCCATTCATTCCATAAACTGCCCCAAACATTGTTATCATTCTTGATAACATCAAATATTGAATTTTCATTAACAATTAATTCAGGAGATGTTACAGTATCTTTCCATTCATCAATATCAGGTTGCAGCAACATCATTCCAGAATACTTGGAAGTTTTACCTACGTTTAACTTAAGTGTTTTTGTTGAATACTGATTAGTTATAGTGTTCTGCTCAGTAAATGGAAGTGTGACTAAATCACCTTTCTTAACATATCCACTTGCAGTTCTCTGCAGATCAGTAAGATTTTTCTCCTCAAGTTTAGTTTGAGAAGAAGCAAAACTTGGTCTAAGAACACCAGTTTGTGTATCAATAGAACACTTATAATCTATAGACGAAGTATTTCCTACTCCATGTCCTTCAAAGTTATCTACAAGAATACCATTCTTGAACCTATCATTACCAAACTCGTCTCTAACTTGAGTATTAAATGTATCCTGCTCCAGGAGACTTAATACTGTATAGTATTCAAGTTTTTCAACTCTCTTCTCAAGTTTACCGATATCACGCATCGTATAACGACGGTTGTCAAAATTCTTGACAGTAACATCGGATAACTTATAAGTATATGCTGGAATATTCAAATGATAAAGAAGAATTCCATCAGAAATTTCTTCTGGAACCTGTGGATTAAGAGAAGGAGTTCCCTTAGCAACAACAAAGTTACCAGATTTAGAAATATAAATGGAATCAATTCTATTCAAATAGAATTCATAATTAGACTCAAATGTAGTTCCAGAAATAGGCAAAGGAGCAGAAGATGATCCTAAACCACTAAATTTCAAAGCATCAATTGTTCTTGAATCACTATACCCAGGAAGAACTGTTGCGGTATTAAGACCAGTAAAATCAGATACCCTTGGTCTAAAATCAACAACATCTCTTAAAGAAATTTTTCCAAATACTGATGAATCATAATTGGGAATATCTTTATACTCAATATTAGTATAAGAGTCTACGGTGAAATATCCACTACCAGCAGAGCCTGTACCAACACCGCCAATATGATCAAAGTAATCATACACTACTAATAATTGATTACTTGGAGCAATCTCGCCTGGTTTTAAGATAATTCTTGCAAGATCATAATGAGTATCTCTTTGACCACCATCAAATGTAAATCTATCAGTAATCTCAACATCATTATTAGTTGCAGGCGCTGTTGTTGACGACATAAAAACTGATATTAGTTTAAGACCATCAGCATATTCAAGAGGAATTACGGGATCATTAAATCCAGTTGCAATATTTGATTCTACACTAGACTTAAGGACTTTAGTTTTTGGTGAAGTATCAACTTTTCTGACAGGAGCAATAAGTTTAAATGGTGTGTTTGCAAACCCAGTAAAACTACTCATATCAATGTTGATACTCGTGCCATTAGCACCTATTGCAACCTTACCAGAAATATCAAGAAGATTTCCGCTAGTCGGATTAGACATAACATAATCACCAGCCGAATAATTGAGGAACTGTTCATTGGTTCCAACAGTTACACTTGCTAAAGAATTGGAATCAAAATTACCTAAAAATTCTTTTGCTACAGTATAGTTGATATTCGTGTCATTAGGATCTAAAACCTGAGTTTTGACATCTTTATTAGGGAGTGCATATAGAAGTGTGTTAGAGGCGACTCCAGACAACTTAGAACGCTTCCTTTGGATACTCTTGGTAGTGAAAGCAGACAATATTTCGCCATATACAAAAATTCTTGCTGTAGTAGTAGCTCCATCAATACATGCAAATTTTACAACATATTTTCTGACACGTCCAACATTATCAATAACAGAAATAATATCTCCCTCAACCAAATCAAGATCTGGTCTTGACCCAAGATTATCTGCAGTAATGAAATAATCACCTTCAATGGCACTAAAAGTTGATCCGCCTGCAACCGCAAACGATGATTCTACTGAAGCAATATCGCCAGCAAAAGGATTTCCTGTGGTAGTTCCATAGAAACTTCTAACGAAAGATGAATTATAAGGTACTATATTTTTGTAGTTCATAACAGGAGTAACTACAGCTCCAGAACCTGTTGTCGCGACAACCTGAATTTCGGGAGCTGTACTGAATTTACCAATAGCAGCTCTAGTTGTATCAGTAATTGTAATTACTCTAAGTTGATTATTTGTTACAGTAATATTTGATGCTTCAATTGTAGTGAGTTGATTCACTCCGCCAATATTAATAGCAGTAATGTCAGCAGCATCAACATATGCTGCTCCAAAATTTTGAATCTTGAATTCTGAAATAGTTCCTTCTGTTTCAATAAAGTTAAATGGAGTTGATGCACCATCTTGTTCAGATGCAAGAGTTTCTCCCTCAGAGAACTCTCCAACAACTCTGGAAAGAATTAATTCTTTAGAGTCCGCAATAAGTTGTTCAACAATACCTCTGGCACCACTAGTTTGTCCAGTAATGAATTTACCTACACTAAAGTTTAGTGGATCTTTACATTTAATTCTTACAAAATACTCTAATCCAAATAAACCATGCCTAAACAAACAATCTTTATCATATGCACCATTTGATGAATTTCCGGTAAGATATTTAAAAGATTTTGTTTTACCAATGCCAACAAAAGGAGTTGTAACATATTCTGCTGATTTCACAGTCGCCGTGACTGCACCAATCGTGATAGATCCACCAATAGCAAATGCACCACTGCCGCTGGTACGCTTACATACTACAAAAGCTTTATTTTGAGATTCATTAATATGATAAGCAAAAGCAGTACCAGTTTGACCCGACAACGACCACGTAGTTGTACCGCCACCATCAGTTACTGGATTTGTAGTTGCAGAAAGGGATGATAATGTGAAAATAAAATATGCATCAGTTTCTGGCGCATTAGAATCAAGATTCTTTGTAGTATCACCAAATTCAGTATCTGTATGTCTATCATACAGGACTACTTCTTGATTTGCATTTGTGCTAACAAGACCTAAACCAGTAACATTTTCTGATCTAGATTCAACATCAGGAAATGAAAGTAAATTCTTTACTGTATAATTAGATCCCTCTGAAGCAGAAATTGAATTATTTTCTTGAGTCTGTGTATCTCTAGCTTTTTCAATAGAAACATATCTAGTTGAAGTTGTTTCAATCTCATATCCCTTGACATATGCTTTGCCAGGTTCAATAACTGATACAAACTTATCTGCAGACCCTCCTTGAGAAACAGTATATACACCATTATTGTCGGTACTTGCAAGACTCTCCTTGAGACTAAGCAAGAACTCTTTAACTACATAATTGCCAGACTCATCAAAAGTCCTTCTAGCAAGAATATCTTCAACGAGACCATTAGTGTTGGAAAGTTCTACAACTGGTGTAGTAATTCCATTCTTAATTTGAAGTAACTGAACAAAATCTCTCTGGTCAGGTGCATCAATTGGTCTTGAGACTAATGTAAGTCCAATCTTAAGTCTATGTGCTCCAGGAGCAGCAAAGTTAGAATATCCCTGTGCATTATCCAGAAGTGAAAGTTCTTCTTCTGGTGTTGTTAACTGTTCTGAAACAATAAATCCAACTTTATAAGTCGGAGTATTATTGTATTTTTCAAGAATAATTGTTTGTGAAGCTGTCTTTACTAAAGACCCATTAATAAAATAGATACCTTCATTTACAGAAACTGCTGTACCAAACCCCATCGCATTAGAGGTAGTTGGTTTCACATTTCCACTAACACCAACAATTGCTGTGGGAGCTCCAGCAGAATTAGAAGTAATTGTTTCACCTTCTATGAAGGTGAGGGAAGTGTTTGTATCGCCACTACTTTCATACTTAACAAAAAGTGTAGCGGAATCCGTTGTTGTTGATGCAGTAGCATTGACAACAGTAGCGACAATACCAGAAGTATTGCCAGTCATTTTTTTACCGATGTAATCGGTAATTAGCAAATTATTTGTAAAAGAACTAACCTTTACAAAATTAAATTGCCTATCTACAATAAGTTCCCCAGGTACTACAATAGAACCTTGTTTAAAATTTGCTTTCGCAAGACTTTCTACTTGATTCTGTAAAATTGATTGCAGCGTAGTGAGTTCCCTAGACTGGATAGAATATCCAGGTCTAAAGAGAACTCTGTAAAAATTATTATTCGGATCAAAATCATCAAAATAAGGAGCTTTATTTAAGTTAGTACTCTGGGGCATATTACTAGACTAGAATGTTGTTTTGATCTTATATGATATATATCAGAATTCTACGACCAATTTCACATCCTCAATTTGATCAATTGAGCGAGAAACTGTTCTTCTGTTTTCAACATAAATGATATCGCCTGTATACTTTTTAATCTCAGTATTAGCGTAACCGTTAGTAAAAGTTAGATTTGAAGTTGTAAGACTATAACTTGTTTCTGGAGTTTCAACTGCCCCAGAAACTGCACCTGTAATTGCATTAGCACCTGAGAAAGCAGGAAGATCTCCTTTGCTATCGCCAGTGATAATGTGCTCATAAGAACTCTGATAGAGTTTCAGAATCTTTGTGCCTGAATCCCATGAAACAACTTTGCCCTTGGCATTAGTAGTTGCTTGGGTTACAGTTTCATCAATATTAAATGATGCAACTGTTGCTGAAGGGAATTTAACGGCTACAAGAGCGTTGTAGGTAGAAGATGTTGCAGCTCCGCCGCCTGTTTGCTCAGGATCGCGAAGAACTCCAATTCTTCTGAAGTCAGTGTCAACTGGGAACTCAAGATTCTCATCGTATTGAACTCTAGAGTTGACCATGACACGCTTAGTGCCAAGTTCTTTATTAATGTTATATCCATGTCCACCTGAAGGAGGAATGATTACTTCCAGAAGAGCGACAGATCCAGGGGCACCAATACCAGAAATTTCAGTTGCATTTACATTAATATAACCGTAGGTGTAACCAGATCCAGGAGTTGTGATAATTACGTCACTAACAGCACCACTAGTTACTTTAACTGTTGCGATTGCCTGAGTACCACCGTTTTTTGCCCAATCTCCACGGACGGGAACATTAGTGTATCCAGTTACGTTGTTGTCAGTGTATCCAGTACCACCGCTATTAATAATAACAGTATCAACAGCACCATCAACTGCTGCTCCCTTAACATCAACACCGTTTGTGGGATCTCCTGCAGATCCAACACCCCAGACAGCAGGTACGGGAATATACGATGTAGTGAAAAATTTAATTACATCATCTGTTCCAATACTATACAAGAACTTCCATCTGTAACCATCAGCAGTACTGAAAATAGTTGTTCCAGTTCCTGAAGGAGCGACTGTAGAAGCAGTTCCGTTAGGGTTGGCAGGAGAAGAACCGTTGTAGATACATTTGTAAATTTTATAGTCATTTACAACATAAAATTTACCGCTATACAGGTGAGGAGCATTTTCACCAGCAGAGTTTGCCTTGAAATCAGCACTATAATTAGAACGATACATGGAGTATGTGACTCCAGATGTCCAATTATGTCTCGGAACTACTAATCTCACATCCGAAGACTGAATTCTCTTGAGAGAAATCATGTCATCAAATACTTCTTTTTCGTAATTGAAACTGTCAATGGGAGTTGGAGGATTATTTTCGTTTGGAGCAGCGAGATATGAACCACTGTGCTGACTACCTGCGGGTTGACCAACATATGAGAGAGCGCCAGCTACAGTAGCGGTGTCCCAGGTTTGGGGTCTACCCATGAAGAAGTACATATTAGTGGCAGCCGTCTCAGAAAATGCTTCCTCAAACTGTTGAGCATTATGAATTCTAAATTGTTCAGAAATTAAAGCTGGCATTGCTATAAATGGTTTACGGTTTTCCTTGTGTTATTTATATTTATCACCCTCGCCAAGCGAGTCTCAAATAATCACCATCTGCTTGTGCTGATGCTGTTGTTCCTTTAGATCCTCTGACGACTGTGAAGTCTTGACCAGAGATTGATGTGTATTCCATAGTTTCATCACCAAATTCCAAATATCCTGCGGGTGGGAAATTTGCCACATTACCTGTTACTGTAACGGTAGTAACAGTGTCATTAATGGATCCATTAAGTGTCAAACCATATGCAACATAGGCATCAAGAGGAAGATTAATAATAACCCCACCTGCGGAACCATATGCAACACCTGCATGTGTAGTAAAGTCTCCAATTGTGATATTTGGAGCATAACGTGTCATATGTTCAATAGTAACTCCCGTTCCGAGGTAATTCGCAAGAGGATCATTAAGTTGTGTGGGTTCAAACTTGAACTTGAGTTGATCAAATGTATTCAGGTTATATGCAAGTCCAGGTTGCGAAATGTCTTTATTAGTTTTAACTTGTGTCTCAACATGAGTAGTTCTTTCTGCAGTAATCTGAGAAATCACCAAAGGAAGATCACTATCTTCATCATCTTGATTTACAACACCAAACCCAATCGCGGCATGATTATAATCTATACTAGTAATGGTATGATAAGGTCTGGTGAATAAAGGTGTTTGTGGTCTAATAATTTCATACTTTTTAGCAAAAATTAACTCAGGAGCTTCAGTATAACCAGATCCACCATTCGTGATTACAACATTGGTAACTTTACCATTAGTAATTTCAGCATACGCTTCTGCACCTGTCCCAGGATTGTCACAAGCAACCTTGAATAGAACTTCTGGAGCAACATCATATTCAAGTCCAGAGTTCGTAATTTGAATGCCAGTTACTTGATAATCAAATACAGGGGGGACACCTTGCGCTGTTGCAATACCCACAGTTCCACTAACACCGATTGTGTTGCCTCCAGAAATAGGAACACCAGTTACCGTTGTATTTGCAACTGCATTCTTACCACGAACATATGAGTTATCAGTATAAACGAATGCGGTATAGAGTAAATTATCAGTATTCTCAAGTGCTCTTTGATCAATTCTAATAATCTGTTTAGGAGTTTCTCCATCAATCTTGATAAGATCTCCAGGTTTAATAATATCTCTAGTTAGAGCAGTTTTATTTCTGTATTTGCATCCATCAGGACTGTTCTCACCAATATACTGCAGATCTTCATATACATCACCATTCCAGATAGAAATTGTTTTGTCAAAAGTTTTCCCGTAAAAATAGAGACAATGACAACTTTTTCCTGCCTGAGGTGCTTCAGTGAAAGTAAGAACGTTATCAACAATAGTATATGAAACTCCTTCTGATTGAGGAACACCATCAAGCAATACTAAAATTTGGTGTACATCAGGAGGGATAATGTTATCAGCACCAAACTGCAATTCAACAGATTTTCTACCACCATCTAAAAGATGTGAGAAGTTGTTTATAATTTTATATTTACTAAAAGTATATCCAAAGAAATGCCTTTCTCTTTGAAATGCATCAGTAAATACAATTTGATTTGGATTTACTGATCTATCAATTGTATAAGATTCTCCATAAATCTGCATTACTCCATCAACAAAAATTAGAAGATTTTCATCTGCTTCTGTTACAACATTAGATCCATTTTTCCTAAAAAGATCATATCTTTTGGATGTGCCATCAAAGAGAATATCTTTGAGTTTATAGGAATACCTAGCATCATCAGCACCATCAACAAATTTGAAAAATGTTGAATAAAAAGTAGTTCCTTCTTTTGGTTTTTCGTAGAATGTTATATCAGAATTTAGATACTTATATTGACCTTCAACATAAAGAGCATTAGTAATATCGGCAGAATCAAGAGTTCCAGATGTTGTAAGGAAGTCAGGAAGGATAGTAAAGTCTTTATTATATAATTGGTTTGTGATGGCAAGTTTTGCCAAATCTCGCGCTTTATTAAATGCAGTTGTAGATTCTGCGACTTCACCTGCAATACCATTAGTAAGTAAAGAATTACCATCAATATAACGCTCTGTGGCACCAAGAATGTTGGAGTTACCACCAGATCTCATATCAGCAATAATGGCATCAACAATAATTCCAAGATCTCGCTTACACTTACCTTCTCCGAAAGAAGGAACTCGCATAGACTCAATTGGTAGTGCTAATGGTGATACTAACGATCCTTGATTGAGATACAACGTCACAATGCTGACAAGGTTGTCAATATTGCTCTGAACATCAGCACAAGCACCATTACTACTATTTGTAATAGGAGCATTGACTACAGGTCTTACAATCGCATCGGTTGCTGCTTTAATAAATGTGTGCGTATACCCACCACCAGAAATTACAGCATCACTGAGAGCAGACGCAAATCTATGAACTGAGGTATCGGTAGAACTACCAACATTAATTGTGATAGTAGTTGCAGTCTTTGTAACAATAGGTACTGCTGTATCAAAGGTCTTATCTTTTTTCTTTTTGATACCATACAATGTAGAGCGAACAAAAGTATGATTGGAAGTGTCAGAAGAAACTCCAACTTTTACTTTGAATGAATCATAATAAACATCATAAATTGCAATCCACTTTCCACTAACAGGATCAGATGAACGAGGATAAGTATGTTCAGTTTGATCTCCATCTCTGGCACATGTAAATACCAAAGAATCATCATCAAATTTGATGAAATCTCCTTTCTCCCATCCATGATTTTCAACAGTAACTGTAAGAACTCCGTCTGAAGGACTATAGACAGCATTACTTACAGTTTCAGTAAGAATAGTAGTTTTTGGATAAGAATGTTCAGTTTGATGATTATCTAAAGAACATGTAAATGTTAGAGCTTCATCTCTTAATTTAATTGATGTTCCTGCACGTAGTGAGTGTGCTCCGATGTCTATGGTAACATCACCAGAAACAGGCTCATAAGTTGCAGTAGATACTTGATGATTTACCAGTGGAGATGCACCTACATTAATTTCAAAAGTATCGTTGGTAACGTTAGATACTGTCAGTGTTTGTTCGTGATTTCCATCAGCAAGTCTTGGATAAGATTTTTCTGCAAAATTACCATCCATTGCACAAGTGAATGTCAATCCATTTGACTTAATTACAACACCATCACCGTTACTAAGTCCATGGTTGGCAATAGTAATTACAGAAACACCAGTAGATGCAGTATAAGTAACATCTGTCGGAGTTCCTACAGCAGCACCCCAATAATTTGCATTAGCAGCAGTAATTGTAAGATCCTTTTCCAGCAACTGATTAACAATTGCCTGCTTCATAAGATCTCTGACCTTATTGAATGCAGTGACAGACTGAAGAATCTCGCCATCAAGACCATTAGTAATAAATGTTGTTCCAGAAACGTTAAAGTATTGCTTGAGGAACTTACGAGCATAGACATTACCACCTGTGTGGATGTCTAATGCCATAGCATCAACAAATAATCCAATATCACGCTTACACTTTGCTTCTCCAATTCTGTCAGATCCGATAGTTTCTACTGGAAGACCAGTAGTAGATCCTGCTGTAATAGCATCATTTACAATACCAGCAAGAACTGTAATAGCAGATGTTACGTTAGCACATAAAGGAGCACCAAGAGGATCGGGAGTGATTGTAGTATCAGTAATTGTAAGTTGATTAGTAAACGCAAGGATCATATTATCCTTAGCGGCAGTAAATCCATCAACTGATGCTAATTCCTCACCAAGTAATCCATTCGTAAGAGGATTTCCAGCACCGTCAAAATACTGTAATGCAAATTTACGCGCATACTCGTTACCACCATTAACGAGGTCAAGTGAAGTATAATCAATAAACAATCCGATATCACGCTTACATTTAGTTTCTACAGCAGCATCTGCAGGATTTGATCCACCCTGCATAGTTGTCCAAGCATTATCAATGATCTCAGTTCTATTTTGCTGAATGAGTCTGTAAGCGTCCTTGAAGCGATAATCACTTGCAGTAGTAGGATCTAACGGATAAACAAAATCAGGATAGTCTACGGCGATCTGAGCAGCACCTCTGTCAACTAATTCCTTACGGTTGATCATAATTAAACGATAAGCATCTCTATATCTGCTATATCCGTTAGTTTGAGGATCATTGGGGTAGAAGAAATCAGGATACTGTAGGGAAATTTCAGCATTCGCTCTATCAATAATCTCAAATTTATTTACATTGATTAAGTTAGCACCATCTCTATGTCTATTTGCACTAACTGGTCCTTTAGTTGGATCAGTCCAAATACCACCATTTTTAACAGGTCTTGGTAGAGATGGATTTGCAGTATAATATGTTAAAATTGTTGTTAGGTTATCAATCGTTGATTGAACATCAGCACAAACTGCTGGATTATTATTAGTTAATGTTCCATTTGGATTATTAATAGTTGATCTGAAACTGTTGGATGATGGAACATCATAAATTTCAAATTTATCATTAAAGTTTATGTTCGCAACAGAATTTACTACACCAGAAATATGAAGATACTTTTGATCGGGATAAGTCGTTCCAGATACAGTAACTGCTAATCCATGGTCACCATCAGTAGTAACAGTCATCATACCAGCGTCATATGAAATGCCAGTGATATTTTGTGTTTGATATGGTTCTTGGAATATCTCATTCAAAGAAACCATGACAGATGTATTTGAAGTATCTGTCGGAAAATTGCCATCATTTGTAGATAATGCAAATACAGATCTAGCCCCATCAAAACTAGCAGAAATATCTGCCATTTTAATAGATTCAATCTGATTATCTAAGAAATTAAGTCTTGCTGAACCTGATCCCCCGTAAGATTTGAGATTAGCAGTTTTTATTGTTGAAAGTTCATACTTTTTAAATACAATGTCTGATTCAACACTGATATTTGGAAGTTCAATAATAACTTCGTTCGCATGTGGGTCATTGGCAAGACCAATACTAAATGGTCTTCCAGTTACTGTGTCTTCAAAATCTACATCATTTTCAACTGCGACCTCGCCAAACAATTTAAATCCAAGTGGATGAGTCGTTTCATCTACATATTGCTTATAATCATTTAAACTTCTTGTGCTTCTGATAACATAAGAGAAATCTTGGAAATAGTTACTATCAGTAATTTTTTGAGAGGACGAACTAATCTTACCAAGATCAGAATCATAGAAACCAACTTTGCCAATAAAAGATTTAACTAATCCAACAACATCTGGATTAGTTACATATGTAACTGTAGATGTATACTGATTAATTTGACCAGTTAATACATCATTTATTTCTAATTCTCCTTTGACAACAACAAGATTAAGTAAATAAATTTGGTTTCCAATTAATCTAATCTCATCAATTTTAGCCTCAAATCCACCAGATGTTGATACAACTTCTGATAACTTATAAGTATTGCTTCCTAAACCTTTGATGATAACTTTTTTGTTGAATAAAAGTGATTTACTAAGAGTTCTGTCAGAAGTAAATTGACTTCCATTATTGCTGAACCGAACAGTCTTAACTTTACCAATGTTACTACCTTCAGCATAAATTTTCGCATTAGTATCTACTGCAGTAATAGTATCACTATCTGCATAACCATTTCCAGGATTGTCTACTGTTACTGAAACAATTCTTTCATTGAGAATAACTGGTGTTAATTTTGCACCAGATCCAGTAGTAGTGTTTATGAATATTTTAGTTGATGAAGAATATCTAGATCCATTAGACAATACAGTGACATCAGAAATAGAACCACTAACCAAAGTCAAACTAGACCTAAAATCATCTAACAAACTGTGTGTAATTCCCTCAACTTTAGGAAGTTTTTTATACCCCTCACCACCATCAATTACTGAAATAGTTGAGATTTGTCCAGTTGAAGTCAATGATGTTGTTTTATATGAAACTAAATTTAACCATTCGCTTACTTCTGGTTGGAATGGAGCAGGGAATTGAAATTTAGTGGAGTCAATAATATTAATTTTTTGTGTTCCTGCAGGTGATACAAGAAGATCAAAGTATTTGTTATTATTAAGAACTCCAGCTTTTTCATCATAGTAATATACCCTTGATACGTTAGTATCCAACAGAGCTACTTTTTCAATGGTTGCTGTAGCACCTGGAGTTCCTGGTGTTCCAACATATATGACATTTGCTAATGTGTTGACATTAGAAGAGTCTTCAGAAAAAATTAGATTGTGATTCAGGTTAGATCCATCACTAAGGTCAAATACATATCTACTTCCTCTGATAAATCTAAACTGAAAATCTCTCACATAATAATTTCCTGTTCCTGTAGGATCAATTTCCCAATATACACTTTTTCCTGTTACACTAGCAATATCTATTTGCTTGCCAGTTGGTGTTGATGTATCAGTAATATTAATAGCATCTGTAATAGTTCCTGACGTTACTCTTACATCAATTGTTGAATTTTCTTTATTAATTTGATAAATTACACTAGCAACACCTGGACTAGTAATTGCATCACCGACAGCAATTCTATAATCTGGTTGATCATCTGGAATATGTAAAGTTACAGTATTTGTTGTGGCATGTAATCTCAAAGGAGTTGAGAATTGATTTCTATCAACCGTAAGTTGACCAGAATTTACATCAATTGCTGTAATTTTTAAAATTTCATCATTAATTTTAATATAATCGTTTTCTCTAAAAGATGCAGCATCTACAGTAACAATATTTAAATTTGTGGCATTAAAAGCAACATCAGCAACTAAAGATGTCGTGACTGATGGTTTGTTGTAAGTAATTGTCTGATAGTCCGAGACCCTTACTTTTAAATTTTTGGTAATATTGACATTTTCTAAATCTAATGATATAGTTACTATATCATCCTCGGAGAGACCATGTGGTTCAGAGGTTTCGGCAATAACATCATATTTGGTATTTACATATTGAGGAGCACTAATTTCAGAAGGCCACGGGGCATTAGGAATTCCATTTGTTGACGGAATGGTAGATCCCGAAGCAACTTGATATGATACTTTAGGAACATTTTTTCCATTTACTTCTAGAACTCTTCCAAATAGTCTAGATCCTTCTGTATCGGTATTATCAATGTATAAGAAATCATTATTTTTAAAAGTATTTCCAGATTCAGTTACAGCAAATGAATCTACAGATCCTCTCTCAACACTCCCGACTGATAAAGATGCATCAAATCCTTTGGAAGGTGTATTTGCTGTCCTAATCCTTCTTGCTGTTGTAGGGATATTAGAATCATTACTTTGATCAAATTCAATATCATAATTATTTTCAGCAGGAACTGATTGGAAACTTCTTCCAAGAATATATGGATAAACACCAGATCCAAAGTTATTTACAGTCAAGAAGTAGCAATATCTACCTTCAGGGTACTCTGGTGTCTTACAGAAACGACCATTATTAAAATCTAATGATCCATTTCCCTGGACAAAATCATAATCTTCAACAAAAGCACCAATGGGATATTTTGCCGTACTTGGTCTAGTTGATGGAATAGAAGATTTTAGTGCATATGAAGATGTTTGTCTCACAATACTGCTAGTTTCATCTACAGCATTAACATACCCATAAGGACCGTAAATAGGATTCCCATCGTATGCCCAACCTAAAATAGGTGAATGAACAAATCCCGAAGTTTTTTCTGCATAGTTAGCATTAACTCCGAAAACATTATCTCCTAACGCATTTCTTAAAATTTTTGGATTTTGTGGATATCCATATTGCAATGCATATGCAGCATTTCTACTAGAGTATAAGTATCCATTTCCAGTATCAGATTTTACTTGTGTTACCGGAATCCAATTTTCATTAACATCTGGGGAATATTTTGTCTTAAATACTCTGTCAAAAGACCATTTTTTAACATTTGCTGTAGCAAAAACTCCAGATCCTTTAGATATAATTCTTATTTGAATTGTGTTTACATCTGAATAGTCAGTACCACCATTAAGAACAACAATTCCAGTAACTTGATTATTTGTTACCTCAGCAATAGCAAATGCACCTTTACCCCTTCCAGAAGTATCAGTAATCTCTACATTTGGAATTGCAACATAGTCTTGCCCACCATTGGCAACTGTAATAGTTTTAATTTCACCTTTTGAAAGATGAGCATCTTGAGTAACTGATGCTGTTGCATTAAAACCATAGGTTACTTCAAGTTCATGATCTGAGGTATAATCTGTTCCACCATCAACTACAGAAATACCTGTGACTCTACCATCTACAATGTCTGCGTTGAAAGTAGCTCCATTTCCAGTAGCATTCTTTATTCTGAAAATTGGTTGAATGTCCTCCTCAAACCCAAATCCAGTTTGAGCAATACTTACACTATCAATTGATCCAAAAGGAACTTCTTCATAGTCTTGAGCACTAAATGCCTCAACACCATTAATGAATAAACCAACAGGTCTATTTCCAACAATCTGGACTTGTGTATTTTTTTCTTGTACTAATGGAAATGATTTAAGAATATTTTGATTTCTTATATCAAAACCAGCTCCAACAAAGTTACCAATTGGATGTGCAGGAAGTCCTGCACTAGTCACATAAGCATAATTTAGATCTTTAAAAACAGCAAAAATTTCTGTAGGAATGTTTTTTACTGCATTATTAATCTGAACGTCGGCACTAGACGAACGATTTCCAACCTCATTTAGTCTCCAACTAGTAAATTGTTGTCTGGAATCTGCAGCACCATCTGCAGATAGTTTAATTTTTTCACCTTCTTCAAAATAATTTGATCCATCATTAATTCCTACCTCAGAAAGAACTCCGAGGACTCTCATTCTTATCTGATCCTCTAACGCAGTTTTTCCTGGAGCATATCCAAAAATAAACTCAGTAGTACGAATTTGCTGACCATTTGAATGTGATACAGCATTAGTTCCATATACTCCTCTACCACAATCAATAAACTGATTAAAAGTTTTAGTTCTATATGTAATAAACTCACCATCAATCTCAATTACACCATTTAATTTGGGAAAACTGAGAGTGCTATCAACAGTAATTACTGTATCCGTATCAGAAATATCATTTCTAAGGATAGATTCTTGCGGAATAGAAAATGGTTGTGAATCTAATACATTTAATCTAACTTCATAGATATTTTTAGAACCAGAAGCATAGTTTGAAATATTATTGATCAATAGATCATCAATGATAGCAGTTGCCTGAATAACACCAGTAGCATTACTCTGTCTAATTTGAGCACCAACTAAACTATAGGGGTCTCCTTGAATTGTTTCAACTTTGATAATATCATCAACAGTAAAATCAGAGAATGAAGCTTTGATAACTCTATCTTTCGGATACCTTACTGTAATTTCTTCATCAAATAATGCTCTGAACAGAAATTGAATAGAAAGATCTGTTCCTTTATAACTATAAAAATCTTTAATATTTCTGATTAATGTATCTTTACCAATTTCGTCAGAAATATTTTCATGAGGAAATCCAGCAAGATATTGCTTTTCGTAGTTTTTTAAAACGAAAAACAGAATTAAATTTGAGTAATTTGTTACTACAGCATCTACTGCATGATCTTGAGCAATACTTGTTTCAACAGTAGTATTGAGTGAATTAAATTCTGTAGTAGCACTAAACCCTCTTTCACAATCAATTAAAGTTTTATTGGAAATATCTACAGTTCTGTAGTAAATAAGTTCACTACCAATTCCAATAATACCCCCATCAGTAGAAAGTCCATCAATTTTATCTACTACAATAGAAGTAGCAGTAGAATCAATTGCAGTCTGCAATTTATAAGTTTTAACTAGGTTAAATTTTCTTAAATTATCAACATTAGTATACTCTAAGAAATTATTCTGAACATCTAAAATTCCACCAGATATTTCTAATGATTTGTAATACTCTTCAAAGAATTTTACAAAAGTAGGAAACTCATCAACAATAAAACTTGGTAGTTGTTGATCTACTAAGTCTGAGATAGTTAATTTGTTGAAATTCATTTTACGCTACTTCTTTGAATATTGAGAAAGTACTATCTTGTAGTTCAAGGTTTAAATAAACCTCTCGGACTGCAGTGATGTCATCATTTCGTGGTACTGCAGTAATGAAAATATTATTGTCTGCATCAGTACCACTAATAATCTGAAGTGAATTTATAATCACTTTTCCTTCGTCATAATTGACATTACCAACATCATCAATCAAGACTACCTTATCTGCAGTAATAGGATCAATACTATATATTCTTATTGTTCCGTCCTCTATATTTTCAAAATATGCATCAACGTTCTCATACCCACTAATTCTAAATTTAGTGCTAGTAATCGTCGGTGTACCATCACAAAATTTTGCAAATGGATTTACATAGCACAAAAGATATTGAGCTTTAGTATTAATTGCGGGAACTAATTTTTTTCTAAGACGAAACTCAGTATTATTGCCAGTAATAGATTCTTGAGCAGAATCAATTACTGTAGTAACTTTACTTTTCCTAATAAGACCGCCAAACTTACTAAGATCTGCAGATTCATCATATTGAGTAAGATTATCAATAACTAAATTTCTAAGTTGCTCTGCAGTTAAATTTGTTTGAGTTTGGTTATAAAAAAGTTTAGATACTATTAAAACCTCAACAATAGAGGGGTCAACAATGATAGGAGTTACTGAAGCAACAGTAAATTTCTTTAATTTTGTTAAAATATCATTTTTTGTTGAATTACTCAAAATATCACTATATTTTGGTTTGATCGCAATTTTTACACGACCATATTCAGGTGGTTCTTCAGTTTCTCCACCATATACAATAATATCTGCAATTGCAGAATAAAGGTTTTGTGTAATTATTTTATAATCTTCTAGTGTTACTGCTCTATTTTGTGCAGAATAGAATTTTGGGGCATTTGCTTTAATCAAGTCATCAGACTCAATGCTATCGCCACCAGTACTGCCAGATTTTACACTAACTCCAATTCCTGTTAAAATACGAGAACTTTCTTCATCATAAATTTCCCCAGAAAATACAAAATTCTTAATATCATTACCAGTTTCACCAGATGATGTTAAGTACGAAACTTCAATTACCTGACCATCCTTCAAACCTTTTCCAAGAACACCATCACCAAAAATTAATTCATATCTACTATCATCAATCTCCTGCACAAAGAAAACGGGATCATTTGCAGTTGTATCTAAAATATTAGATACTTTTTCAAAAATTTCTTTATTAGATGAATTTGCATTTTCTCTTGCTGATACTCTAATTGTTTCAGTATCAATATTTGCCGTTGGAATTACAAATTTTTGATTTGGGATTGTATTATCCACAACAAATGTAAATGTTAAGTAAACGCCCTCGGTAATATCCAAATTACGAGCATCACTTCTATTACTAATGTAACAAATATTGTTGATAACCGGACTTACAGCGTCTTCTAGTATTGCAAATTGAAAGGTTTCTGATCTAGCATCTGGATTTGATGCAATAAAACTGTTTCCTTTCTTTAATGTAAGAAATCTAGGCACCAGTCTTTGGTCAATTGCAGCGACTGAGCTAAAGTCAATTTTTAACTCTAAAACAGCAGTAGATGAAGTTCTAGATTTTGCAGTATACCCCAACTGCTTCGCAATTCTTACAATATTGTCCCTTAATGACGCCGACGACAAGAAATTTTCATTAACTGCCATCGTTGTATTGAAAGCAGTATAATAAGTATTATATGCTAAGAGGTCAACAACTGATGACAGAGTTGACCCTTCAAAATCATAATCGGTAAAAGCAGTATTACGCCTCAAGTATTCAACCAGAGCAGATCTGATATCAGCGTAATCTAGAGAACTAACTTGTGCAAATGCCATTGATTATATCTTTGATGAGGAAGTTAACGATAATGTAGTACTGAATATTTGTGCCGAAGTGTCTGGAATAATATAATCAATTTGTATATCATAAGTATATTCCGCTTCATTCAAATCCACTAACACTTCTATTAAGTTAACTCTTGGTTCATATGTAGAGATTAAGTTTGACACTTCATCTTTAAGTGAACCAGCGGTAGCAAAATCAAAAGGTTCAAATAACAAATCAGGAATTCCACTACCAAATGTTGCATCAAAAAATTTTTCACCCTTTCTGTACGAAAATAAGTTAAGGAGAGATCTCTTAATAGCATTCTCATCTTTGAGAATATTGAGATCTTTCTTCAACGGGTTAATTTTGAATGTAAAACTCAGGTCCTTATAGGATCTTGACGGATTTAACGCCATTTGATAGTAGATTTTTCAATTATTTATAGTGGTTATTTCAACCTAAAGATAAATTGAATGCTATTGAGATTCTATTCTCGGAATTATTGTTAATATTTACTTTATGCAACATGTCTGAAGGGAAAAAAACCATTTCTCCAGAAACTGCAGTTAAGTCCCATCCAACAGTATATCTATACTGTTCTCTTACTGAGTCAGTTACCTTACTAAGCCATTTAAAATTAGAATATGCGGAATTATTAATAACAGTTAAATCTCCAGACTCGGGAGGAGCATCTATCCAAAAAACACCAGCAATATCGCAATCTGGATGAATATGACATTCATTAAAAGAATCTTTAGCATTGACATTAATCCAAGCACCTTTTAATAAAAGTTTATAACCTGGATTGAAAACATTGGATAATGCTTTCTTTGAGTGCTGCATCACAAATCTTGCATACTTAGAAAATTCTGATTTTTCAAAAGTATATACATCAGACTGCCATCCTCCAACATTTGATTTTTTGACACCCTCATTTCGCTCCATCTCACAATAAATTGCTTTAATTAAGGGTTCTTTTATACCATCAAATTCAGGTTTAGTATCATGTTTTACAATTAGTGACGGAAAAATTGATATAACCTCAGTCATCTACCTTTTTACGGTCATTTCCCTTTTCTTTTACTTTTTTAAGGAGTCTATCGGACTCAATTTGAGTAATTAGAGTCATCCCAGACTTAATAAAGTCTTTACTTCGGTCAGTCGGTGAGTTTCCCATTAGTTTTTTGTGTGTTTTTTACAGTAGTGTAGTCATTGCCGAGGATTTCTTGCATCATAGCATCATTCCAATGCTCATAGTATCCAGATTTTGCCAAGATTTCACGGTGTTGACGCAATTTTGCCTTAGTTTGAGACATGATAAGGTTATATTTGCCATTATTTGTCTGAACACCATTAATGAAGGTGTTATAGTTAGCACAATCTTCTAAAAATACCCATTCTGGGTAAATTGTGTTATAAATTTCACACCACATTTGAATAGCATTAACGTCCAAATAGTCTTCAACGACAAAAATGACGATATCACACCCATCAGTAGGTATAATATCGTCAATCGGCACTTCTATGATCTTATATGTAGCAGAGTGAGAGTAAGGGCAGACTGCAAAATTACCTAGTTCAGGGCGAACTTCAGAAATTTTAGCAATCCATTCCTTAATGTGCTCTTCACTCTTCTTCATTTGATTCAGTTGATTCAGTTTCTTTGTCTGGATGATCTTGATCTGCAGGTCTACGTCCTACAACATAACCATAAGACTTTGGTGCTGGTGTTTCTTCGCTCATTTTCCTTGTCCTCGGTAGCGTTTCTTAGCTCCATTACGAGAGCTTGCACTATATTTAGTATGCTTACCATACCCCTGACGAGATTTCTTGGGTTGTGACTCAATATTTTCGTTACCGTTAAGAGATTTGGTGCGTGCCATGAATGTTTTAAATGTACTTTGATATTATAACACAGAAATTATGCTTGGGCAACACTGATGATTTGGATTTGTGGTGAACCTGCTTCATTTCCATAGGAGGTGTTACTAACTGTTACCTCAGCAGGACTATTTGCATTTTGGGCGGGAGTCGGTAAACCACCGATGTAAGATGCCCCACCGCCACCACCACCGCCAAAGTAACCTCCAGCATTAAACTCTAAATCCCAGCCGCCACCACCGCCGCCACCGCCGTAGTAACCAAACCCACCAGCACCACCATCACCATCAGTTCCACTACCACCTCCTCCAGATGAGAAGAATGCACCGTCGCCTCCTTTACTACCAGAATATCCATCACTAGATCCGGGTTGTCCTCCATTACCACCTTGACCACTTTTATAACCGTTCACAATTCCTCCAGTACCACCATAAGAATTATTTAAATTTGATCCAACAGAACCACTGGGTAATCCAGCATTTCCTCCTGCTGCAGGGTTTGGTCTTGATGGATGACCGTTACCCGTTCTATCTGGACCTGGATTACTTTCGTATCCACCCTCCGCTGCAAGCATAATGCATTTATTTCCTGTGGCAGATGTTCCATAGAATACTGCTGCATACCTATTAGTATAATGAAGTAGATATGATTGTCCTGCTTCCGCAGTAAATGTTCCTTCAACATAACCACCAGTACCTCCATTGCCAGATGGAGTATTACCACGAAGTTTTACAGTAACATTGTAATCAATTGCTGATGGAGTTAAAAATACAGATTCAGTCAATGTTTTTGTGGACGAAAGATTAGAGATATTTTCAACTGTTGCGCTGTCAACACCAGTAATAGATAATGCTCCAGGAATAACCATTGAAATAACTACAAGACCATCTTGATTACTACCACCACGACCACTAACATATCCAGCAACTGTTGTCCCAGGAGGAGAGGAACCACCAGCAGATCCTACATTGCCATTTTGCTTATCGGATGATGGAAGAGTGACAGATCCTGATCCACCACCGCCTCCACCACCAGTGCAGTTAGAGGTGTCATATCCACCGCCTCCTCCGCCACCATATAGTCCACCGCCGCCACCGCCGCCACGGTTACCCTGATTCCTTCCTGAACCACCAGGAGCGCCGCCACCACTTTGACCATTAGATCCACCTCCACCGTCTCTATCATTAGATGATCCGCCCGATCCACCAGAGTTGCCACCACCGGCAAAACCATTGTTAGGACCGCTACCAACACCACCACTACCAGAACCCGCTACACCACCATATCCACCTTGTCCATTCTGACCAGCACCACCGCCTCCACCTACGATTACGTGATCCTGCTGATAATAAATATCAGATCCTTGACCACCACGACCAGCACCATATCCTGCTTGACCATTAGGTGAACCCTGACCAGAAGCACCCACAAATACACGTATACTATTGGTATCATATTCACCAGGAGCATAACTTCCTGTGAGCAGCACTGTGCCCCTAGCATGTGCGCCTGTACCCCCACTAAAACTTCCTGTGGGGCATTCACCAGTGCCTTCACCCCCAGCACCCCATATAGCATAAGTAAACTCAGTTGCACTATCAGGAACTGGAATAGTAGTTGAACCAGTTTGTGTAATAGTATATGTCTGTGAACCAGAAGATGTGAACAATGTCACAACTTCTTCTGTAATTTTACTAGCACAGAAATTATTTTCAAGTTTACAACGATACCTATCGTTATTATTAGAATTTGTTAGTGTTGGTGTGGTGTAACTTGCACTTGTAGCACCACGAATATCAGAGAATGCATTTTGTCCAGATCCTCGCTTTTGCCACTGATATGAAACTGTCTGTCCAGAAATACCACTAACTGTTGCTACAACATTAAAAGTTGCTGTTCCTGATTGCAAAACAACAGAACTTGGTTGAGTAGTTATATCAATAAATGATGCTTCAATTACAATCCTAGAATTCTGCTGTGCATTACCAGCACTACCACGATTAGGATGACTAGATCCACCAAACACTCCAGTAGTTCCAGTTGCAGTAGAATGAATAAAACCAGCTCCTCCTGCACCACCACCACCAGATTGTGGTCCTCTACCAGGATTACTGCTTCCATTATACCCATCATATCCACCAGCACCGCCACCGCCACCATAATATCCTCCTCCACCACCACCGCCTCCGGCAGCAGCGTATGATCCAGAATTATTTCCTCCTCTTCCACCTGATAGAGTAGAACCATTCTTACCATTAGTACTACCCCCAGATGATGTGCTACCACCTGTTCCTCCTAATGATTGAGTAGCACCATATCCCCCTTTAGCAGAAATTACTGATGATGTACTACTAAATCCATCAGACCCTGTTGTACCACCGCCTGCACCACCAGTAACTTTTGCAGTTCCAGTATGAGGATAAGATCCTTGCACAGTATAATACTGTGTACATGGATATGAAATTGTTCGTGTATCTTGATGAGTAATAGTCCAATAAACAGTAGAAACAAAACTTCTATAATTTCCAGCATCATTTCTACGGAATGCCAGAACCATCCATGCCGAAGTTCTAGTTATTTGTGAATAATCAGGACTAAACCCAGGACAGAGACCACCACCGGCAGTACAACCATTTGTACTTATCTGCAAAATATAGTTGCTGCTAGGCATAGGACTATCAAATCCAATAATATAATATCTTGAAGGTGGAGCGACAGTGTATATGACACTGGTATTGCCGTACCACGCTAAATATGCATCTCTTCGGTTCGCATTATCATATGAGTGAGCCCAACTACCACTTTTAGTAACACTATTGTCAATTGTTTGATAACAGGTACTTTGATATGATTGTTGATAAGAGTAAGCATATTGGATTGGTTGCTGACTACCTCCACAAGTAGATGACGTGTTAAGACTAGAACCACCAGCACCGCCTGCAATGGCAAGAGCATTAGCATGTGATACCGAAGTATCAAAGATACCTGCATACCCTCCTCCTGCCTCTGCATAGCGTCCAGAGTCTGATGATCCTGCTGCACCACCCCCTGCATTCATTTTAAGTGCTAGAACATCGGCACCAGAAATAGGAATGTCTGCATCAGTGTATCCACCCTTAGTATCACATCTACCCTGACCCCAAAGGTGAGTACTAATCTTACTACGATCATTTTCTAATGATGTAATGCTATAATCAGTAGCAGTAGATGGATCAAATACTAAAGAACCATCTTTTTCAAAACTCCAGAACTCAACACCATTGAGTGCTGGTTGGATTCTAAAGTCAGCACCACTGACTGCCATGGTAACTGCACTGCTAGTGGTATCAGGTGCATTAGAATTACTAAAAATAACTCTATATTGATCACCATTATTGTCAGTACTTTGATTTGATGTCGTATATGACACCGTAGACCCACTAGATTGTCCTGTGCCATTAGCACCGACAATATCTGTGAATAAAGTTGTTCCTGATAACTTAACCTGCCATTGAAAATCAAAGGTGCCACTAGTAATTGTGGCAACTGCTTCAAAAGTTTTTGGAGATCCCTGTGGGATAACAATTCCCAAAATTGGTTGTGTAGTGATCTCTATCTTTCTAGTCACAGTTAATGTCGCACTGTTTGAATCCTTTGGAGATGTAACTGCATCTACATGAAAAACTTGACAACGATATTCATCATTATTGTCTGCTGCTACTGTTACTCCAGATCCAACTGTAAATGTAGGGTTTGTTTCACCAGCAATATCAGTAAATGACCCACCAGATACTTTTTTCTGCCACTGAAATGTTAGTAAATCTACATTAAGTCTATTTACATTAACCTCAGTAGATAATAAAAATGTTTTTGCTTCATCTTCAACTACATCAATTGATGAAGGAGATACAAGAATTGAATTGATTGACTTTACTAGATTCTCAATAGACCCAGGTGCTCCACCTTCTCCCGCCCCTGCCCCTGAGGGAGGATTGTTTGGATTAGCAAAAGCACTACCAGAGGCAACTTGTCCTACAGCAATATCTTGAGCACTCACATTATAGTAATCAACAGGATGAGTCTTCCCCAAGGCGACACGGCGATCCTTGGGGATTAATCTATTTTGATTACTATATGGTTCGTGATGGTGCTTTCTCATATCATAAACACATTAGGCGATCCTACAATAATTGGAAATGTGCCGGTGATACCTAATGCTAGATCACCCAGACGTTCAGCACCTAGTACATTAGTAAATATTTTTGGCGATGATGTAATCACAGGTGCAACATGAGTCGTACAACACTTGGGGCAAGGAACAATCTCTAAGTATGGTGCTGTGACATCAGAGATCCTACTTGCTGACCTGCCATTTATAAAGACATTAAAAGCCCCGGTTGCTTGCACAGGAGTGTTGCAACGATTTAAGTATACGTGACCAATTGTACTTGCGGCTCTCATTATTGTATCTTTGAAGGAGTAGTAATTTGCATATTAGCAGAAGTTTCTACGAACGTTTGATTATAACGTTTTCGTTGTTCTTCTGGTGTTCTCTGCCTATCGTTTAACAAATCATTCAAAATTTTATTATAATCGTTATTACTATTATTTACTACATGAGTAATAACATGTGTATCAGTTCCAGTTGCTCCAGAACTGTTATATCCCATGTCTGATAAGACTGAATTTTGCTGTGATGAACTAATGGAAGCTTGATATGCACCATAGTGTACAGCAAGTGCCCAATCTACTTTAATTTTAAATGTAAGGGTGGTGAACTCTCGTTGGTCGGGAATAAATTTATATAAATTATCAAACTTCTCAGGAAGTTCATATAGACTCTTGACTTCATATGTACCGCCTTCATAATCATTGGTATAACCAAACTCGTTACGGCAAAATACTGAAGCATTATATCCACCCTTAACTGAAAGAGTGTTCCAATTATTTACTGTAAACGAATGACTATCTTCCTGCAAATCTCCCCCACCATCTGAACTGGTGTTAAATGTAAACAGGAACGTACCAGCAGGAGCAGCATTTTCAATAAACTCTACACCACCACCTTGACCATCAGGTTTCGCTAATACATCACGGGTAAACCAATCACCAATCTCACTTTGGCAAATTGCATTGCCCTCTGGTCCTTGGTCGTCTACCCAATACATTCTTGTCGGGATTCGTGCGACATGAATACCATTATAGTAATTACCACCATTAGGAGCACCAGTGCTAGATCCATTTCTAACACCTGTGGTTCTGAAATTACTACTTCTACTATAATCGCCTGCACCCTCATCTTGAGTCGTAGGACTACGAGCTGCTACACTAGTTGCCTTCAGTTCAAAGTTAAAACTATTGTAAAGGTTAACATCAGGAAGAATCGGAATCTCTGCACCAGAATCATCATCGTAGGTGTCCTGTGATCCAGGAAATCCATTAAAAGCACTATAAACTACGGTGTTACTCATTTCTCTCTAGTTCTGATACTTTGTTATGCAAATAGTCCAGGGTGTCAGTTAGTTTCTCATACTCTTCTGTTCCAGGTCTTTTATATGTCAACTCTGGATTGACGAGTCTTGCTACTACAATCTCCAGATTATTTATGCGCTCTAGTACTTCCTCAAAGTCAAAGTACTCTTCATTCGCCATGTACTTCTCCTCTACCTAGTGCCTCAGAGATAAACGCTGTGGCTTCTTTTTTAGTCCGCCAGGCTCGCGCTTTGGAGATCTCAGTTGTCCATGTCTGTATATTAGAACCCTCTGTCCAGTAAATATAAGGTTCACTCACATACCGTGAAGAGTTTGTCTCACGTACATACCATTTCTTAGTTGACATTAGATTTTTCCCTCATTTCTTAGTTGTGTAATAGTCTCGCTACATCCTCCGATAAGCTTACCGTCCTTTAGAACTCTGGGAAATGTACTCCCATATCCAAACTTACCTGTAAATTGTTCTCGGGTAAAATCGCGATTTAACGTTACTTCCATATAAGATTCGCCAATCCCTGCGAGAACTTTTTTAACGTTATCGCAATACGGGCAATTACTTCGTGTGTATACTGTATAAGGCATTTTGATAAATGAACTAATCTAATTCTACACCAAGGTCGTACTCTTCGTCAAGCTTTCTCTGTACATGAAATAATACTTCCTCGTACTCACTTGCCTCATATTCATCAGCGTTTTCAATCGCGATCTCTAGGGCGTTCAACATGACATCCATCTCATGCTCTGATAAATTTAGATGAATATTTGCTACACTCATAATGTTTATATGAAACTGACTTATATAGCAATCGGAGGTTTTACGAGAATTTTATGGGGTAAAAATTTTTTATATGGATGGAGATTCTTTCGGGCGTTTGGGAACCTTTGTAGGTTAGGGTAGTATGGGTTTTTTGGATTAACCCCCCGAAGGGGGTGTCATACTGTGCTAGACTGCAGCGAGTTTGCGTCTGATCTGTCGCTCTACCTGTCGGATGGCGTTGATGTCTGATGGTGTGCTGCTAGTGGTGATCATCACCCGCTCGGCATTCCTCCAGACTAGGTGCTTGCTTTCACGCTCTAGGGAGAACCCATAAGATTTCATGAGAACGGTGAGAGATTTTCTGTGCTTCATGTCCTCAGTCCTCAAAGGTAGGGATGGCGGCGACTGCCTCATCATGCCAGAGTTCTGCCATCTGTCCAGCGATAGCGAAGGCAGACGACCCGATGGGATGCCCTCCCTCTGCTGTGCCGTTGTTCAGTGTCCAGACGATGCGATAAGTCTGGATGTCGGTGCTCATGCTGTAGGTCATAGAAGGATAGCGAAGGGGTCAGGGTGTGGGCGTGTGCCCTTAGAGTTCTGCGAGCATGGCATCCATCTCGTCGGTGTCTACATCGTCAGACAACCAGGAGATGCCGTCGCCTGTGATGTACTCACCGAACTCGTCAATGAAACGCTTTGCCCACTTGCGGTAACCGAGGTTCTGGTTTTCTTTGGCGTGGCGATAGATCATCTCATCGTTGCCGATCCAAAGAGCGACGTTCCATGTTGCGTGGTTTGCCCATCCGTTCATGCTGTGTCCTGTGTTGTTTGGTATGTAAGAATTCTAGTCGGTCAGCGGTCAATGTCTGTCGCTGATGTGCCAGGTCGTCCACTGTCCACCTGGCTCAAGTCCTGCTCTGATACGCTGGCGACGTTCGGTCTCTGCTAGGTGCTGGCGTTGGATGTTCTCCATGACCTTAGTCATCAGAGGGGAGGGGTTGTCGCTATGAATGAAAAATCCTGTACGTTGCATGATCAGTTAAAGCGAATGGAGTGAATGCGACCGCTCTTGATAACGTAGTCTTTCCACTGTGCATGGCGGTTGACCCATCGTCCGAGGGAACGATCAGAATCCAGCATCAGGGCGAGGATCTTACGGCGTGATACCTTGGTGCAGCGATACTCACAGCTCTCATAATTATCGCGAGATTTCCAGGTGACGCGAGCGGTTCCTGTGATAGGATTGACCTTGAGCGTGTCAACTGAACTGGATTGATCGGTGTTGATCTTGAATCGCATGGTGTCGGTTCGTTTGTTCTTTTAAATTCTAGTCGGTCACCCTAGGGATCTAGGGGTTCTGGGGACAGTTCCCTGCCTGTCACACTCCCATGGGATAGTAACCGAAACGATTCCATCCCTGAGGATAGGACTTAGACCAGTTGATCAGCATGAGGCACAGGTCGTGATCAGAGGAGCGGTGATACAACTCTACTAACCAGAGGGGTGCTTCAGTCTGGTCATTCTTCTCACAGAACATGGAGATCAGTGATGAGATTGCTTTTGATCGTGTCATGGTGTGGTTCGCTTGATGTCCTTATTATAGGGGCTGTGAGAGGTGATGCTAGGTCTTGTGTGCCACTAGGGCGATCGTCCACAGGCAGCCGACCAGTTAGTGTTACTTAGTGGAGACAATAAAAAAGAGGGGATATACCCCTCTCACTTAAGCGTACTCACAAAATGTGAATCCGTTAACGAAATCATGAACAACTTTGTTGTCACGAATGAACCACTGATAGTCCTTCTGAAATACACCGTCAGTGAATGAATTGCAGAACTCGTTGATGATAGCATTCAAACGAGACTTGGTGGTGTTAGACTGCCAACCTCCATCAAATACAGTGACAAAATCATCACCAACCTTTGCAATCTTGTTACCATGAAGATACACAGTGGAGATGGTGCCTTCGGTGACAACTTGAGTGTTAGCGTTGCTCCAGTTCTTGTTCGCTGTGATGGCAGCGTTCATCTGGGTTTCAATCTTACGCATGTTTGGTGTCGGTTTGGTTGACTTCTTTATAATACAGGGGATGAGAGGCAGCACAACCAGTTGTGTGCCACCTTGTGGATCGTCACAGACCGTTCAGGTAGTCTGCGAGTGCCTCATCGTATTCTGCTTTAGTCTCAAAGGTGCGACCGTAGATCGTGCGAGGGTATGAGGCATCACGACCAGCAGCGGCGACCATCTCACAGTCGGCACGATCGTATCCCATCTCTACGAGGTTTGCCACGTAGGGGTTATGAATGTTCATCAGAACCTCATCAGTCTCAAGTGCCATGGTGCAGGGATCTTTGAATTTGTTCATGTGTCTACAATAGAGGATTTTGAGTGCTGTGCCACGCTAGGGTGACAGTTCGTCAATCGTCCAGCAGAGGGTCTTCCTTCTCAATGTCGTCTTGCATGTCCAGAGGCATGGCGTCTCTGTCGTCAATGTCACAATCAAACGAGAGGATGGACGGGATGTCATCGGTGACATCTCCCATATCAAAGATCTCTCCCATCATGTCCTGAATCTCATCCCACATTGGTTTTTCTCTCAACTGAAGTCATCCTACAGCAGCACCGACCCCTGACATGCTACCATGTGACAGTTCGCGAATCGTCCACGGTCGGCTGAATCAGTTTATGTTAGAAACTCTTCCATGTAGTAGTCTACAGTAACTTCATAGAATGCAGCACGTTCTTCTAAACTAGCAGCGAATTCTTCTGCAAAGATATGATTATCTTCATCTGAGTTGTTATCATCACAGAAGAGATCTAGAGTTGATTCATGCATAGTATTAAACGGCAACTTTACGAGTTTCGTTAAGTAACTGTCGTTGTGTTGATTTGATTGTGTGGAGGCAATCATACAGTTGATGTACACTAGTGATATCAAGTCCACCAGGGGATTTAATATCAATCCGAGAAGCATTTGCCCAGTTGATGTTGTTCTTCTTGTCAACTGTTGTTGTGTAATAGTTGCCATCTTTTTCCCAGTATGCATAACCTTCGCATACAACATAGTTGTCAATAGTCATCGGTCTAGTTTTCATAGTGGTTGAACATCAAGGTAAGTAATTTTAAGTTTCTTATATTCTTTTTTGACCTTCTTGACTGCATTTTGGTGAGTATTTGCTGTCACAAATCCTTCTTGATTTACTCCATCAGCAGTCTCAAAATAGTACTCAAACTTGTTTGAAGAAGACATTGTAGTCTTTGTAAGTGTTATTAATTTGAGAATATTTAGTATAATATTCTCTATAGGACTAGTCAGACTTGAACTGACAAAGATATTTAAATCTGACAGATTTTAAGTCTGTTGTGTTTACCAATTTCACCATAGTCCTAATTAGTTAAATATAAAGTTTTCCACAGTACTGTGAAGTTCTTAAATACTTAACTTTTAAGATTTCTGAGGTTTTTATAATTCCTCAGGTTCTACAGTTTCTGAGATTCTATAAGTTTCTCAGAAACTATAAAACCCTCAGTTATTATAATACTGTAGAACTGAGGATTTGTCAAGTTCTATAAGATTCCTCGGAATGCCTCATAGGGACTGACCTTTGAAACCCTACAGAGTTATTATATAAGGATCTCGGAGGTTTGTCAAGTGCCAACTGTGAGAACCTTCTGACATATCTGTGAAGTTCTTATACTATGGGTTGACAATCGGTACGATGCACGCTAAGACAGAAGGACATCCGCACATTATCAAGTATTCCACACCTTTTTCCACACATTATCCACAGGCATGTGGAAAACTTAAGTATATTTAAAATGACATTTATAATATACTCCGAATACACCCCACAGTACCTTCGGAGTTACTTAGATAAGGTTATTACGGTAGAACTTATCACGTTCTCTCTCCTCTTGATCGTATGCATGTAACCTAGATCTAATACCATACTCCTTCTCACTCATCTCATCTCTATCTACTTCCGCAATGTTTGCTCTCTGTGATGCCATTGATGCATTAGTCATCCACCAACCTGCAATAATATACTTATCACCACTAATAGGAGGCACCCCACAATGAACATAAGACCAAGTACAAGGGAAGAAACAAATATGACCACGCTTAGGTAATGCTTTGAAACCATCTACAAATGCAGTCTCTCCTCCTTCCTCTACATCATTCAAATAGATTAGATAAGATATTGCTCTCCAATAACCTTCATGAGCATTAGGATCATAATAGTCATCACTATGCCATTTAAAGAATCCTCCAGGTGTAGTCTTCTGTACGTTAAATCCTGTGATATAAGAGTTCTTACGAAACAGTGGATAAATTAGATCAGGACATTGATCAGTAATGAGATCAGTATATGTTGCAAGAGTCTTTAGAATAACACGTTGTAGTTCTTGTGATTCAAAGTGATACTTACGATTATTATAGATGTGTAGATCAGTAGACTGTTTAATCTTTAGATTTACTTGAGGAGGACCATCTTTATGACCACATACACCCTGATGAACATTCTTATCAGTATTAAACTTTGCAATTAGTTTATCGCAAAATTCTTGTGATAGAAGAGGTTCATCAGAATAATAAATGTAGTTGTTAAACATAATGTTTGTGGTCTTGTTGTATATTACTTATAAAGATAACCACCTGCCCAATCACAGTTCTCTAATACAAACTCACGCTCGGTGATAATGAGAAGATTAAAGCGTACTCCTTTAGCAGGTTGTTTGAATGATGCTGCCTTGTATACTTCACCAGTCTTCTTGTCAATGAAGGCATGAACTGATTCAGTCTCACCATTCACACATTGCATGACCTTGTGATACTTACGACCAGAAGAGATTAATGCATAAGAATAGTTCTGACCATTAGGATGTGAACGCTGATGTGACTGTTGCAGTGCATCACACAACATTAGACCATACTTAGTGACGTTGAGTTGGTTGGTGTTCTGTGCATCCTTCTGAGCACAGTAGTCAGAAAATTCTTTACTATTATAGAATGCTTGATCTTGGTTGAATGTGGTGGTGGTCATGGTGGTGTCCTTTGCTGATGAATTAATCATAACAGATGCTGGGGCGTCATCGGTGGGATCCAGTGACAGTTTAAGAAGTGGCATGGCACTGTATGCACTAGTCTGATCTAGTGCTACGATCTTACCTATCTTATTTGATCTGATGGGGGCATGGTAAGTGTGCGTAGTGCCTCTCTTTGTTGTCTTAAATTTGACAAACCCCCAGATTGTGCTGACTGTAGCGCCGCTATTGAAATTATAATGGTTAAGATGGTCACACCAGATGCTAATAACATTTGGTTTAAATTCAGCGGTTCGGTATCTGTATCCTGATGGTGCTTCATAAGGGAAATCAGTAGGTAATTCGTGCATCATACAGTTCAGCGTGGCGTTGTAATTCATTGATGTGATAATCTTCAATCGCACCATCAATGGTCTCATTCATCATTTCACTTGAATGAAAAATTGACTCCCACGACTGTTGCTGTTGGGTTCCTTGCGAGTGCAGTTGTGCGAGCATCATGAGGGTTAGCAGCGATTACTTTTTCTTCAAATAGTTTGCCAGCGGCATACATTTTAACAATGTAAGTCATGATCTCATTACCTTGTTGAAGAGTTCATTGAAAGTTTTACGATCATCAACGAGAATAGGATGATCAATTAGATCAGTGTTGTCAATCATGATCATCAATTCTTGCAACAGAATTAACTCTTCATAATGCAAACCTGTGATACTAAGAGTTTGTTGTGCCATCATGATTCTACCTGAGATCTTTTCTCGTAGTCAATGTTCTGAACATTGAATCCATAGAACTCTGTAATCTCATCCACTAGGTCATCTTCATCACAATGCCAGACACGATGTAAACAATCAGTGATGAGTTCTTCCTGAATGTTTGGAGGCAGTTCAAAATCACTGTCCTCAAAATTAAATGCGATCTCGCATACTTGATACTTACTTGTCATCAGTTCCAACCAGTTGATTCATCAGGATCACTATCTAGTAGGTCAGGATAATACTCCTCAACCTCTTCAGTAATCTCAGCATCAGAATAGTTTGAGTAAGACTCATTCATGAAGTCATACAGAACACTCATTACAGTTTTTAAATCCATGTCGTCAAGTGTTTGCTGGATGAGTTGGGATTGAAGTGTTTCTCTGTTCATGAGATTTGTTCCTATGAAGTAATTATAGAGCACTGAGAGGACGCTAGGAGCGTCCCTGTGCCACTTATCAGACTGACTGGACCAGATCACCGACGCGGCGAGCATCTGCTACAATACCGCCCAGTGACATGCCCATAAGATCTTCTGCTTCAACAATCTGAGTCAGTTGTGATACAAATGCCTGAGATTCGCTGGTGAACTCATACATTTTATCAGGATTAGACTGATATGAAATAGTTACAACTGCATCTTCAATCTTGATGAATGCAACTGCACTGGATTGTTCAGCAGTGAGAATACGAGCGATAGGAGCGTTCACGATCATGATGATAAAAAAATGTTAGTGTTTGTTTGTCTAGGTCTTACGCTTAATACTGTGCAGCCTAGGAGAATGGAACGAATAAGCAATACTTGTTGTTATCGTAGATACCAATGGTTTCACGATCAACTTCAACCCGCTCAAACAATTCGTCCCAATTGTTTACCCACTCTTGGATAGAATAATAGGGGATAATGTTATCCCCATGTAGAGCGTAGTTAGTATGCATCAGCAGGTCATCGGAGCATACTCAGAGCGTGGCATCTGCTCTACGTTGTAGTTAGTTACCTCAGCACCGTTAGCGATACGCTCTGCCCACTCATTACGTGCTGTGAGCATGGTGACAGTGCTGTAGGACTTGAGACCGTTAGCATTCCAGGTGACACGCTTCTGGAAACGCTTGACGACAGTGCCAGACTCTTCAGCGATGAATGCCTCAGGAAAGAAATCAACCGTGGTGACGAGTGTAGTGAGTTGCATGGGGTTCCTTGGTTGATGAATTAATTATAGGGCATCAGGCAGCGATGCCAAGGGTCTTAGTACCAGTTTGGGAACTGTCACAGGACCACTGGACAATGGGGCGAGCGATGGCAGTCTGCATCAGTGCTGCAACGTTGGTGCAGATGTAATCATCATTACCGCCACTCTGTCCACCCTGTTGCACATTGAACAAGCAATCATCACTCTTCAAGTGTGCTTCAAAATCTTCTTTAGTGATGTAGAACACGCGAATGTCCTGCTCAGAAGGATTAATTCCGCAGAAGATCAGGCGTTCCCAATCCTTACATACGGAAACATGATTAATGATGAACTTATCAACGATCACACCACCTTTTTTAGCGCGAGTGGCGATAGAGAACTTAATCTCTGTGAGGATATTACTGATCACACGATCATGTCCTGCCGTAGATGTTGCGGCACGTTTGACTTCACAGAGCATGTTCTCCATGAACTTAGACACAAAACGCTCACCAAACTCACCCTTCTGCTTAGGTGACATGAACACATAACCCTCAAAAGGTGTACCTACCCAAGGATCACTCAGATTGCTGTCAACATAGGAGCGGAGACTACCATCAGCGAAAAGATTGTCAAACATGGAGTGCCTTGCGTTGATACAGATAGTATGGCATAAAAAAAGCACCCTGTCAAGGATGCTGAACCAGTTCATTAAGTGTCACAGGGGGGATTGTCAATTGGGGTCAATCTGTCCCACCATTCTGGATAGATCACTAGATTACTCGGTCCAACTGTCAATGTAATATACTTTCCACCAACATCATCAATGAAGTTTACTACACCATCGTGATCAAAACCATTAGAAGTGTAGAGGAATCGTTGTCCCTTTACAAAATCACTAATCTTCATAGATTAAACATTCCGGTTCAGATGGATTGGCATCACAATATAGTTCTAATGGTGATGGGTCATGATGATCACCTGCTTCAATCTCTGCCTTGTGATGTTCTGCATAATCTTCCAGTTCATGCAACTCACCTTCAATGTGGCGACGTTGATTGGGTGAAATCATAGGATTGTCAAGGATTTCTCTATCCTTGGCGATGTGAGATTCTATGTTCTCCATATTTTTTGGTAATAGTGAGAGTAAATTTATGTATTATTTATCTGAGGTTTGCTCAGACTGTAGACATTTTACCATAAGATGAGTGAAACGTTCCATTTTGTCGTGATGTACTGACGCTGGATGTTCCTTAAGTGCTTTTCGCAATGCGTTGAGTTCCTCCAGTTCATTAGGAGTTAATGTACTACAGCGATCCGCTGGTAAGAATGACATGTCGTGGTTTTGATTATGTTAGTATCCTAACATATCTAGGTGACTTACTCAAGTCTGTTAATAATGTTTTAATGTTCACTTAAATTGTGTATACACTGAATAACGTATACCTTTAGTCACTGGAAGTGTTTCATATGGGAACATGAATGCTGATGGAAACACAATACCAGTGCCAGTAGATGAGTCGGTTTTTTCTGTACCATAGAATTGTAATCCCCCACCTTCACAGTCATCATTAAGATGAATTATTGCTGTGATAGCAGCACCACTAGGTTCATGATGAATCGGACAATGATGTTCTACAGTGGATCTTATTAAAGTATATCCAATATCTGTACTGAAAGATGCTGCTCTAGGATAATCTTTGGCATACGAATACATCAATTTAGAGAATTTATCCATTAAAAGATCATCAATTTTGCCAGGTCCGATACCAACAACATCACATAATTTGTCACCATTGCTCTCTAACTCCTGCCAATCATCATGTTTATACATACCAATGATTTCTTGACATTCATCAGCAGTAAGAGTATTTTTAAACTGTCTGATATAATCTTGGGTTGCTCTATCAATAAAACTACAGTCTTCAAACTTCAGTGGTTCTATTGGGTTTTCTAAATCAACAACTTTCATCGCTCTTTACTAATTCTTCTAGGTTAGAAATTAACATACCTTGAATCTCCTCTTGTGACATACTGTTGAGAAAACTCCACTGAGGATCATTCTTATCCCAGTCAATGGTAATTTGACCAGTGTCCTCATCATAATCAATTTTAAGACTATCTTCCATTAGTCTTGCTCCTGTTTAAATAGTTTACGACACTTTTTAACTTCTTTGAGTTCATCTTTAATCATTTGATAAGCATCTTCAGGTGTTAGTTTCTTTGCCATTTCCATAGCAGTGATCATCTCAACTCTGGTTCCAAAGTGTTTAAGTGCTTCCTCAAAACAATTGAGTGATTCATACATTGTCATCATCCTTAGCAACTATATTATATTGCACTGGATGAATATTGTCAACAGTTCTCCTCAGATCGGAAACATATTTCTCTAACGATTCAATCCTTGCTTCCAAATCTGTAATTCTATCTTCATACATTTCATCCCGTGGGTCAAGACCAGAATCCGACATTTGATCAAACATGTTATTCTCCTGTTAAACTTTTAATTCGTTTTGGAACTCCAATGACCTTACACTATCTGCATTAAATGAAAATGTTAGTCTTTGGTCAGTGACATTTTGATCATCACTGAGTTTCACACAATGATTTAGGTGTGGTGGAAACAGCACTACATCACCATCAACAAAATTAGTGATGTAATTATCATCATAGTATTTTCTCAATGGACTACTCTGAACATTTATTGGTCCCTGTGTTTTCATTGAGAGATCTGTTTTTTGAAATGCAAACTGACCAGGCAGACAATTCTTTGCAAAGTAAACACCAGACCAGATAGGTGCTAATCCAGCCTCAGGAAGATGATTGTGCCATTCTTGTCCTTGACCTGCATAATATGCATTATACCAAAAGTTATAAAACACAATCTCAGTCATTAATCCATAAGATTTATGCAATTTCTTAACTTGAAATAGCAAATCTTTTTGAAGTTGATTTACTGCCTCCATCGGTGCATAAGGATCATCCTGCTGTACCTGAGGAAATGATGTATTTAATTCACACTGCCATGATCTAGGTTGACGTTTAACAACATCCCAGTTATCCCATTTATCATTATATTCATCATGCTTTTCAAACCTGAATTTGATAATGGGTGTTGAAAATAGTTCAATTACTTCAGTATTTTTCATTGTTATGACTGATGTTGAATGAAAAAGTTAGTCTCTGCTCAGTTCTGTTTGTTGCTCCTACTTTTACTGAATGATGTAAATGTGGTGGAAACAAAACTAAATTGCCATCAGAGAATGGAGTGGGATAAAACTCTTCATAATAATCTCTCAATGGTGTGGTTTGATGAGCAAAAGATTGTTGAGTTCTATGTGAGTATTCTGTTTTGATAAAATAAAATGATCCAGGGAAACAATTTTTTGCAAAATATACTCCAGACCAAAATGGATCCTTTCCATCAACTGTCAAATGATTATGTGGTTCTTGACCCTGACCATCATAATATGCATTATACCAGAACGCTGTATACCTTAAATCAGTCGGCATATTCTTACTGAGCATGATCTTCTTGATCTGGAACATAATATCTTCCTTCAGATCATCTACAATAGCAGGAGGAACATATGGATCATCCTGTCTCACTTCAGGGAATGATGTATTTAATGGAACGTGCCATGATTCTGGTTTGCGATCACATTTATCCCAGTTACCAAACTCTCCCGCGTATTTCCGATGAGCATCAAACTCAGTTTGAATAACAGGAGTAGCAAATAAATTTAATATTTTTGTTTTCATAGTTTTTCAGACCACACTTTAGTTAGCATATTTTTACGATGCTTTTTACTACAAACAAGAGTATCATCAAGATTCATATTATCCTTATACTCTTTACAATGTATATTAATAGATATAATAATTCTATCGTTATCATCGTAATCCACAGGATCTACACCATGAGATGCCCATGAAGGAAATGCAATGAAGTCTCCTGAGTTTTGTGTGTCAGGATAATACTTCTTGCCTTTACTAATAAAGTAAAAGCACTTCTGATCCTTGGGCGCTCTTATAAAATGAACCATTGATAACAACTGATCACCACTAAAATGTGTGTGAGTAGGATGAAACCCACTAGTTGTTCTATTATAGATCTGACACCACTTGAATACATCATTTACAGTTCTGTCTAGTAAATCAAGATGATCTAGAATTTCATTCAGTTTCTCATCATAATAACTCTCTAACTCAGGAGGAAAATGCCGAGATTTTGAAGCATTATATGATGAGTAAATAGGAAACTGAACACCCTTACGTGGGTAGATGAAGTTATCAATCTTAATTGACCGACTCAGTTCTTCTACCAGAGCATCACTTAATTTATCATTGAACGTATGAATGATCACAACTTTCCACTAACAATACCAGAATTTACCACACGAGTATAATTTTGAAGTGTGCCATCTTGAAGACACTTAAGATGCCATCTAGACATTTGAACCACACCTTCTTCAGTAGCACCAGTGAGAAAATGAGCACCCAAAGGATTCTTTAGAATGCTAGTATACAATCCAAACATACTCTTCTTGATGTAGAAGGTATCATCAATCCACACGACATTTTCTGGAATACTCTTTTCAATAGTATTATTTGGTCCTAGTGTACTCTTTAAAGATGGGTGAATCATGTTAGTTTCTTGGTTCAGTTGCTTTGATAGTTGCTTTTCTTCTGTCAACTTTATACCTCTCTATGTGTGTGTTCATATGACCTTCACATTGGAAATAACAATTTCTATTACTGCCATCAGTATCCTTGTAGTGGAGATGGTAAGGAAATACCTTATGAAATCCCCCCTCTGAACAACGAGGAGGATCAATTACAGGTCCACGTTGTTTTCTAGGGCGTCCTGGTTTGCGTTTGGTAATATCACCATCAGCGGCGACAGTGTTGCCCTTGCGATTACGAATTGCCATCAGTTAGTTACTTTACGAAGAGTGAATGTGCCGTCATTGTTGTTAATCCATTCCACTGTTGTTCCCGGTTCCCAACCAGTTGAGTGAATTAGATCATCTGTAAGGTTGAGAACTGCATCACCGTTGTCATCATAGTCAACAGTAAGTGTTGCAATTGCATCAGTCATTAGTCGCTTGCTCTCCATCTTGGTAGTGGTTGTGATTTTAAATTCTGGAATTCTTCTACCAGTGTCAAGATCTTGTATGATGTTTGTTTCGCATTACTTTCACTCCAGTTGTCCTGTTGGTAGACCTTATGCAATTCTTTTGAAATGGCGTTAATTACTATGTTGTAGTTCGTCATTTAATGAACATAACTATGACTAATTATAACACTTTTTTACACCCAAAGGTGCATTACTAATATTTTTTTAATACCTCTTGTAACACGCAGACCACAATGAGGATAGTTGAATGAAGATGGAAACATTAAAGTTTTACCTGCCGATGGTGTGATTACACGATCAATAAATTGAGTCTCTCCTGATTCAAAATCATCATTAAGGTAAGTTATAGTAGATAGCATTCTATGCATGTTACCTTCAGACCTTTCATCAGAATGCCATGAGAAGTAATGATTGTTATCTTTATACTCTGCTATCTTAGCATCAAATTTATAACCACGATTGAGTTGACGATGAAACTCTTGAGCAACCAATGGATAAAGTTGTTTGGTATATGTCTGAATAAGTTTGGATGTGTCAGGATAAGAAGGCAACCAAATAACATTACGAGAACTAAACTTCGTCTGTTCTTTCTGATTGCACTGATAGTTAGAATATAATTCTAACTCCTCCTTAGTCCAAACATAATCATACAATATCATTCTTCTGCTTTCTAATTTTTTCTACTCTACGCCTCATCATCCATGTATCAAATTTAATTCTTGGATACAAACGAGCGATTAGTAACCAGCGTCTAACGTTGACCCAACTTTCCTTAAAAATTAAATTAAAGTATGGGGCAGCGGTAGGGTCTGTGTAAATTAAAAATATGAGAAATGCAAAGATTACTATAGAGAGTTCATAGTATATCATTGCTCGCTCAATACCTCCAGGCACATGACCTCAATATCTTTCTCGCTCTCATAATCTAGGAACCACTCACCAAATTCTTCTACCAGGGCACGAGCATTCTCACTGTCTCCTGCCTCCAGGGCAGCACCAATCAATCCATCAATGTCACACAGAATGTTTTCTACTTGGTTGAGATCGCTCATGAGAAAAAAATGTAGGTAATGGGGGGTGGAGATAACTCCAAAGGAAGATGTGAGATTTGAACTCACGGAGGTGTGATCCTCTCCAGTTTTCAAGACTGGTGCAATAAACCGCTCTGCCAACCTTCCAGCAAAAAAGGGTCCGAAGACCCCTAAATTATAGCACAGATCAGAAGTTGTACTTCACACCCAATTTTGCTCCATAACCACGGTCAAGATCTTCGTCGCCTGAACCTACGAAGGATACTTCACCATATGCACCGAGGTTGTCGGTCAAACCGAGACCCAGACCTGCCTTACCTGAAGGGACGGTATCAGCGTCACCACCATCGGGAGTCAGCACGGTAGCACCGCCCTGGACGTAGTAAGAACCAGCTTCACCAAGAGCACCTTCGTACCCTACGTGAAGGTCTGTTCCAGCGCCGTTATACTCGGATCCAGTCCAGCCAGCATTTGTTTCTACGTTGACGTAGGGACCAGCGAAAGCAGCACCAGCAGAAGCGAACAGAGCAGCGGTTGCTGCGAATACAGATTTGAACATTTAAATAATTCTCCTTAGTGAGATGAGTTGTTTGTAATAAGTCTTAACGTTAGGTCAAGACGTTGTATTTATTGTATCAGAAAGTTTGTGGTGTGTCAACCTTTTCGGTTTCCTCACCAACGCTAGCGTCAAGTTTGTCATACAGTTCAATGAAAGAAGTTTTAGTTTCCTCATCAAAACGGTTCACACAAACCTCAATAGACTTCATGCGTTTGTTGAAAATAGCGTAGGCACGGATGATGTGGACCAGGCGACGTGTTGAGATCACTTCATCAATGCCTCCGTCATTGAAGGTCTTACGAATAATATCTGCCCACTGAGCAAGTTTCTCACAGAACTCACGATCTTCTAGACCAAGTTCATGAGATATACCCTCAAGAATACGTTGCTCAACTTTAGGAGTAGGATATTCCTGCTCAAAGGTGAGAGCGAAACGCTCAAGGAATGCCTCATTCAGTACATTAGTACCGATGAAACGACCGTCATCAGAACCCTTACCTTTAGTATTGGCAGTGGCGATGACATTAAAACCAGCAGCGGGTTTTACATATTGACCAGTCTTCTTGAGGAACACACCTTTACCCTCAAGAATAGATTGTAAGCACATAACTTTGTTGCTAGCAAGATCAATCTCATCCAACAACAAAATAGCACCACGCTCTAATGCTTCAATCACAGGACCATTATGCCATACGGTGTTACCATTGACCAAACGGAATCCACCGATCAGATCATCCTCATCAGTCTCAATAGTGAGATTGACACGGATAAGTTCGCGACCAAGTGCAGCACATGCCTGTTCAACACTGAGGGTCTTACCATTACCAGACATACCAGTAACGAACACAGGGTAGAAGATCTTAGAGCTTATGATCTTCTTCATATCGGTAAAGTTACCGAATGGAACAAAAGTATCGTCCTTAGTAGGAACAAGATTTTGAACAACAGACTCAGAAACAGCAGCAGGAGCAGCGTAAGTTTGCTCTAGTTTCTCTTGAACAGAGAGATTCCACTTGCCATAACCAACCTTATACTGCTCAACGCGCTTCATGATGGTAGGATAGGTAACACCAAACTCAGTAGCGGCGGCACGAACTGCATCACCACTAAACTCATCACCATAGTGAGTTGAGATGAATGCGGTCAGAGCGTTCATATCAATGTTGATCTTACGTGGCATGTGGTGTGTCTCGGTTGCGAACAATGTTAATATACAGTATTTGAAGGGTCGTGGGCGAGACCCTGTGCCAGTTTACAAACTGTCTATTGGGAACCGTATTTTACCGCTAGGGTAAATCGGTGTCGGTTTGTGAACGATGTAGCGCGATGCCTTAAAGTTGCATCAAATTGAACCATTCTGTTTGAATAAGGAAGAACTCCTGTAATTTGATTATCAATTAAGAATTGTGTCTCTCCCTGCATTTTTAGATTCCATTTTTGATTAGCATAGAATAGAAACGTATAACCTTGCCTACCATCAACATGATAGTCTGGACTCTCACCAGCAGCGAAACAATTTACATACATTCTATCAAATGGATGCTCAGTTATATCAACAATCTCGTCAAGTTTATAACGAAACAATTCGTAAATCCAACTTGCCTCCTCAATGGAATGAATCATACCAGTAGGTTTTGCACCGGGATGATCAACCTCACCATAAAGATATGGTGCTGTCATGCAGTATCTTACTACATCTTTATAATCAACTTCAGATAAAAAATTATCAAATATCTCAATCATAGTTTCAGAAATGGATTTCCAGGTCTCCTTTCTTAAACATCTTTGCACCATGTCTCTGTGCCATGGCGAGTAGACGTTCAGTCTCAGTCTCAGTCACAGTCTCATCAGATCTAGGCACAAGGTCCACAGACAACTGTTCAAAATGCTCATTCAGTGTAGCACTAGACATAGTTTCCTTCTGTTTCAGGTTCTCTTGACGATTCTTAATGATGTTAGGAAACTGCCTAGCAAAAATATCTGCATTCTTAATGAACTCATCAGGATGATCAGTAAGATATTCAGAAGCATGTTGCTCTGCACTATGAATTTCATACTCAGTTTTCAAGAATGTCTTTAAGTAGGAACGGAAACCATATGGTTTTTTGACCTGATTATCAGCTTTCCTTACCGCATGAGATCCCGTAGTAAAGAATTGACGGTTGTCTGTAATCCATAATGCATAGCAGTTGTAAAGTTCACAATAGTTTCTAGCTTCTAAAAGTTCCCGTTGGTGCATTTTCATGAGTTCATGTGTATAGTAATTATAAAGGCAGATGTCTCATCTGTCAAGAGACAAGTGAAGCAAAGGAGGAGAGAAGTTTCTTGTTGGTGGTCTTCTTCTTCAAATTGTCACGAAATGCTTTACGAACCTCAGCAACACTGGCATCATCAGCAACATTGAACTCAGTCTCAACATTCATACCAGAGGCAGAAATAGCATAGAATGAATCATAACCAGCAACAAAACTCATCTCAATGGATTTGAATTTGCGCCAGTTCTTCATGATATTCTCAGGAAGTTCCATGTAAGAACGACCATTGCTAACGTAACGATAGAAGCGGGAGAAGTCAGAACCAGAACAAATACGAAATCCTAAGATATTAACATCAGGGTTGCGATCCTTCAGATTTTGAAGCAGAATAGCGGTCAAAGATTGTTCATAATCACCACCCCATGTAGAGAACTCTTTGTATGTGCGACCAAGTTGACGATCACGTAGAGTAGCAGATCCAGTGCAACGACGGCGACCAAGACCATTTGCACCATAAGGATATTCATAATGATAGGCAAGATCACAACCTTCTCCATCAGTAAGAATGACACAGTTCACCTTTTGAAGTTTATTATCGCTCTTGAACTTAGGGATGATAGTGTTAAGTGCGATGATACTCTCATTCAGAGGTGTGCCAGACAGTCCCAGACCAGCAGGAACTCTATACCAGCAAGAATACTTGAAAGTGTAGGTGCAACGGAACAGATTAATACACTGTTCCTCAAACTGCTTAGCATTAGTACGGGAACTAAGCACATTCAGCAGAGTAAAGTGCTTATTAACATCAATCGTACCTGCTTTCTTTATTGATTTCTCTGGAAGACCATCTGTGCTGTCATAATCAGGATCAGTGAAAACAGGATGCCACTCATTAGTGAAAGCATAAACCTCAAAGGGGATCTGCACTTTCTTACAGAACCATGTTAGATTTAACAGTTGCTTTACAGTATCAAGAATAACATCTCCCATAGAACCAGACCAATCCAGCACGAAAATCATGCCATGATTCTTACCGTCAGGAAGAACAGTTACTTTTTTGAACAGATCTTCATTGTACTTGTATGTGTGCAACATTTTAGTATTAAGCACACCAGTACGAGATGTTGCTTGACGAGCATAAGCATCAGCAGATTTCTTACACTCAAACTCCTTTACAAGATAGTTGACTTCTTTTAAAGAAGATTTCTTGTATGTTTTATATGCATTGTCAACCTGCTCAAAAACATCACCCCAGTGCTGCATACGTTCTTGCTGTGCAGCAGTAAATTTTTTAGTAATATAAGGAGTCAGAACTTTAGAATCAACAATGATATTATCCATATACAACTCAGGCAGTTCTACATACTCAGTCTGGTTAGCATATTCAGACTGATTAGCAAGATCTTCAGCATTCTCATCAAAAGCACGTTGAGTCATAGACTCATTCTCATCACAAGTATCAGCAGCACCATTGCTATAAGAAGGTGTGTCTAAATCAGCACGCTCAGCATCCTGATTAGTCTCTTCACCCTGAACCTCTCCCTGTTGATTCTCTTCCTCTCCCTGTTCTTCAGTCTCACCCTGCTGTCCCTGCTGTTGTGGGGGCATAGGAGCGGGTGTCTGTTGCTTCTCCTGTTCTTTCAGGTAGTCAACAATATCTTCACAGATAGCAAGAACTTCTTCAAATGTCTCAGCATCACCTACACGAGCAACAAATTGCTGCTCAATGTCATTGGCGAAAGGAATCATAGCGAAAGCACCAACCTTGAAGTGAAGGTTGATACGATCAATGAACGACAAATTCTCAGCGTTGATTTATTGAATCTCAAAGAAGTCCTGATCATTCAGTTCTTCATAACCCTGATAGAAACTACGAGAGAGACCAGGAAACTTACGCTTCATAAGTTTCTCAATACGAGCATCCTCAACAACATTCACAAAGTCTTTAGGAACATTGTTACGAACAGACTCACGCCAATCAATATCAGGAGTGTATAATGCATGTCCTACCTCATGCCCCACCAGCATATCGTATACGGTCGCTGACGCCTTATCCCAGACAGGTAAGGTCAGAACACGGCGAAGAGTATCAAATGACGCTGTAGGCACCGTGCGATGCTCAACGATAAGATTCTCGGTGGCGAGCAGTTTTGCGAGATTGCCTTTGATCTCCTGATTAATCATGCGTTCCTCTCAACTGATACAAGTATAGGGGATGACCCAACGAACGGACCACCCCCTGTGACAGTTATTGAATTGGCACAGGGTGCCTCACATCTTTATAATAAACGTAGTGTTTCTCCATGGTGGTGTAATATCAGAGATACTATGAGTGTGTGATCTATTATCAAGTGTAACCTGACCACCTGTGCCATGACTATGACCATCTGCTGGACTTTTCAGTCCATAAGCAGTACCTTCACCAGTAGCATTAGGATTATTCCAGGGGTTTGTCACAACACTTTCAGGGATACTTCCACTACCACTTGCTATGGCATTCGCGACCTCAGAGTAACTAAGGAGTATTCTGTGATCATGAGCGCCACCACCACTTACATGCGGATCCATCCCCGTAGCCCCGCTAGTTCGGTAAATTCTGTACCTACCACCAGAACCAGAATCTTTACCAGATTCCCAATCATATTGTTCCCCGGACTCATCTGTCCAAACAGGCTCTGCATCAGGCCAATAGTTTGTGGAGCCGCCTGTTTCTGAATTAGCAGCTGTAAGGTGATCATCACCGCCAAAGTAGTGATCATGAGCCATTCCGCTAACTGTGTGTCCGTGGAGTCCGGTGTCTGGCATTGTGTCATAGTCTATTGTGCCGCTCTTTGCAGTAAATGAAGTAACGTCTACTGAACTATGACCATGATTCATACCATGTTGATGTTGCGGAAGTTGACCAATGGTTAATGAATGATTAGTAATTGTAAACGCACTCATATTAACTGCAAGTGTTGTTGCGTTAGTTGCATCACTAGTAGTCTTAGAATGCGAACCACCTAGCATAGAAGTATAATTACCTCCAGCATTATTACCCTTTCCTACAATAAATCTTCCTCTAAAGTCTGGTGTTGTAAATGATGATCCGTCTCTGCTGGTATATGTGCCACCATCACATAATTTATAACCATTAGGAATACTACTTCCAGCATTTCCACTAGAATCGTGCCACATAATAACTGCACCAGTAGGAAGAGCATGTTTCATGATTGCACTTCTCATGGTAGAGTTAAACTCATTGCCCTGAGAGGTATAACTTAATGATGCATCCAGCTCAAACGTACTTGCTTCAACTGTACCCTCAGCTTCTATCTTCTCCAGATTCAATGTTGCAAGAGTTCCTGTTACCTGATTAGTATCAAATCCACTAGCATCAGTATAAAGTTTATACTTCATTTCACTGACATCTAGACCCATAAATCCAGATTTTGCAGAACCTGAATAATACTTAAGTTCTAAACCTCTATCTTTATTGGCAGCAGAAGCAGCAGCGGCACCATCATCAGTAGTACCACCGAGAGAAATAATAGGATCGTCAAGATCAACAATCGTGCTATTTACATAGGTTGTAGTACCATTAATTCTCAGATCACCAGTAACTGTAAGGTTATGATTGACAGTTGTTGTGCCTGTGGTGTTACCAATGTTGATGAGAGTAGCGCCAGTAAACGCATTCATTGTTGCAGAACTAAAGTTGACTGTAGAAGGAATTGTCAAGAAGTTAGTTACGTCTGCAATCGTAGTGATTGTGGCAGTTTTAGAACCGGTAGTACCAGTGTCATACTTACCATGCATCTCAACATCACCCATGATACGAGTAGTATCACTAGCAATGACTGCAACAGAATTACCACCTTGAGTTCCTGCACCTAAAGATGCATTAGAGGCAGCAACATTCATTAGTGTTGCATTAGTAGAAAAATTAACTTCAGTAGAAGTAGTAGTATAGTTAAATGTAGTAGCAGTAGAGGTAAGATCACCACCATTGATTGCTACATCTTCGGTCACAGTCAAGTTGTTATCAAACAGAACATCACCCGTACCAACATGAAGTGATGCGGTAGGTGCTGTCTGGTTAATACCAAACTTACCAGTAACTTCATAAGGTTCTGGCAAATTACTAGAGAAATTAGGTGCCTGAACATGTGATTCTTCAATAGATGTGAGGTGTCCAGTACCAATCAATCCGATAGATCTGTAATCACCGACAAGACTTAATGGCGGAGCAGTTTCAGATGAATCACCACCAACAAAAATATATCCCTCATGTCTACTTGTACGGTTAATTACTGGTTTATATCTCTTATCGCCAGGAAACTCACCTTCAACACCAGGAGTAGGTTTAGTGTTACCAACACTTAATGCAATTTGTTTATTAGTATAATTGGCAAATTCTCCTGCTACGTTAGATACCTTTTGTCTGAAACAAATATCATGACTAATTAACGCTCTATTACTATCTTCCTCATTAGAGACTTGAGCACCTTCAGTAAATTTAGACAAGTTATTGAAGTTATTTGGAAGTGCGTTTCCTACACCACCATCAGTAGCAAGATTACCTTCAATATAAACGTTCTTAGAACCCGCAACATATGGGACATATTCTTCATTAACAGCAACAGCAGTTCCTGCAACTCTTAGAATTGGTTTATCAAGAATCTCAACTTCACCAGTAATAGCGTTAATCTTCTGATTACCAACATACAGATCGCCATATGCGTTCAGACCAGAGTAGAATACAACACCAGCACGGCGGCGTTGTGACTGAGAATAAAGAACTTCTTTATCGGTAAGAACAATTTCCTGCTTAGATGGGAAACCAGTTGAGTAGTTACCTGAACCAAAACCAGTATATTCAAACGTCTGGTTACCAGCACGAACCTGTGATGTTCTTCTGAGTTCAACATTGATATCAGGAATATTTGCATTAAATGCAATCAATCTATTTTCTTGACCAGAAGTTGCCTTTCCACTCAAAGAATTTAATGCAGGACTATAACCAGAATCAGCAACCAAGGTGGCAACTGCTTCTTTAGTGATGGAGGATCTATTATCATCCTGGTAAACTAAACCATGAACTAAGTTATCAGCAACTGAAACAGCAGCGGCAGGGTCAGCAGCAGGGTTATCTTTATCAAGGTCAGGATAAATCTTAGAAACATCTTGAGAATACTTCAAGAAATTAAATGTGTTATCCAGAGAATTAAACTGATCTCCTGTAGGAGCAATATCAGCAAGAAGAATAGTCAGATAATAGATACCATCCTGCTCATCAGGAATATGTCTAAGAACAGTATCAGATCTATAGATAAAATAGATTCTGTCATATGGAGCAGTTTGATCTGTCTGAGAATTAGTATCATAAGGTACGATTACATTACTTGCATCAGTTCTTCTTGCAACAACATAACCAATCAGAGGTGGTCTTGCATTAAGTTCAGTCTTAGGAATAACATAACGCATACGATATGTTCTGTCAGCTAACTGTCTATTATCAGCAATTCTTCTGAAGAAAATATTTTCTGTATTTGTTAAAGTAACGTTACTGTAGATACTATTTGGGTTAGTAAGAACTGGATGAATACCATTGTTTGCATTTGATTTTACAGCAAGATACCAGTTTTCTTGCACTGGATCATATCTCAGTGGAGATTTCTGGATATTTCTATAAACCTTTATCTGATTTACATCTCCTGGTGCATCAATGTTAATCTCAATACCATTGTTTGCATTTGATTCAGTGTCTGAAATCTTAAATGTATAAGCATCTACAACAAATACAAAATATTCACTTTTAAGACTGATAGACTGTGTTGTTCCACTCTGCTGAATTTGAGGAAGTTGTCCAGTAGTTTTAACATCAGCAATTACTCTACGGCGGAAGAATACTTTATCTCCAGTAGAGAAACCGTGAGGGAAGGTGCCTGTTGAAAATGTCTCAGTGCTTGAATTTGCTTCAACATCAAATCTTGGAAGTTCTGGATTAGTATCAGAAACAAATGCCTTTACGACCAAAGAAGATCCTAAAGCTATGATAGATCTGAGGTTTACAATACTATTTGAAGAAAGAGGATTACTAGAATCTGCACCAGCTCTTGCATCTTCTTCTGAAGGTGCAATTTTAAATGATGTATTATTTACCTTAATAGCATAATAAAGTCTATTAGACTCCATGCCTAGTGGCAAATAACCTGTGCTGCTGTAAATTCTAATAGGAGTAGCAGTCTCAAATTCATTTGTAGATGCTGTAGTGAATGTATCAGTAGCGACATCTACATCAGTAACAGTATGTTCTTCAATACCACTAGGATCAATTTCTGCTTCATATACATCTAAACCATTAGTAACAGGATTACTAAGTTTTACATGAATCCTATCGTTAATTTTACCACCAATCTTATAATTGTTGATGTCAAATACTGGTGCCTCAGAGGCATCTCTCTGTCCAAACAAGAATAGTTTGGTGCCCGTAGTGTTGGCAGCTAAGTTTGCTCTACTCTTCTGAACATCTAATGGATAATACTGAACATCACTTTCAATTGTTGATAATGACTGAGGTGGAACAATGTGAGTGAACTTACCTTTCTTATCAAGTGTGAACGAATCTGGACGGAAACCATCAGCAATTAGAGCCTGAGTACCAAAGTTAGAGTTAGAGTTAGTGATAGAATAATCACCACCAGACTCAATCAGGTGCTGCTCAGCGTAACCAACGGCGAACACAGAGACTGACTGAATGAATGCATTATTAGACACACGGATGTGATAATGTCTCCAACCAGTGCTAGCATCACCACGATAGTACACACCTCTGGTAGAATCTTGGTGAAGTGCAACAGCATCAGAAGCACCATTCTCTAGTACAAAACTAGGATTAGGAACTGTAGTTTCAGTAAACTTAACAAATGCACGATCATCCTTCTGAAGTGAAACTCCAGTAAACTGTGCAACAACCATGGATTTAAATCCACTGACTCTACTACCATCTGCCCATAGACCACAAAGACCATAAGTGGATCTTAATGAACAGTTAAAGATGTATGGTGAAGATGAGTCAACCGTATCAATCTCAGCTTTAACAATAGCCTGATCAATATCACTAACAGGAATATTACCCGGAGCCAGACCATTTAGAGTAACTACTAATTCAGTATCATTATTAACTCTAGTAACATAGTAAGTTCCATTCAAATCAGTATAAGAACCTGCAACATTCTCAATGGTGATTTGCTGACCTTCAAATACTTCATGAGGACCATCAGTTACGATAGTAATCAATGCACCAGAAACACTTGCTGTTGAAATTTCTTTTTGTCCTGCCTGTTGTAGAGGACCAACAATTCTATTTTCTTGTGTTCTAGATTCTAATTCACCTGGAGTTGTGGGGATTGATGCAAATGCTTTAGATGCTTTTGAATAGAAAAGATCTAGATCGGTTTGATCAGCATATGTAAAGCAAGTAACTTTATGGTGAGAATAGTTAGAGTTTACAATAGCAGTGCTAGTAGGATCAGAATAAACACCACCGTTACCAGAGACATCAGATGTGGGAAGAGCATCAAACAGTGAGAACTGCCAGAAATAACATGCACCAGTTACCTTAAAGATTGATGTTCTACCAATAGAATCATCAGCAGGATTAGGAACATAACGAGGACGAACTCTCGTTTTTCTAAGGTCCATACCAACGAGTGAAGTACCTCTAGGTACAACTAAACCACCGATTACGGAGTTAAACTTATGAAGATCATTATTAGGATCTAAAATATCAAAGTTAGATTGATCCGATAGTTCAGCAACTTCAGCAGTGTTTGCCTTACCAGGACGGTTATCAACGATATACTCACCGGGTGACAGGTTGATCGTAAACTGATCATACTTGTCATTATTCTGACCTTGAATATATGAAAATCTTGCTACTTCCAGCAGCGCACGCTGAATAGTTTTGAACGGTCTAGTGGGAGAGTTTCCGTTATTTGAAATCAAGTCCGACGCATTAAAATCGTCAGGGTTGACATACAACATCCTTCCAGTTCTGGAAGCAATCAAATTAGTTAGTCTGGTTAATGCCATCTGGAGTTATTATACAAAATGGTTCTTCTGGGGTATTTATCATTAAAAAAGATCAGATATTAATACCTGATCTTTAAGACTTCCTTCACACGGAAGTTAAATTCTATCACTCATATTCTATTGTGTCAAGTATGTATTCTACAGTGTTGGCAACATCATCCATAGCATCACGTAAAACTGGTTGTTGTCCAGAATATTGTTCTGTTTTAGGTTCGCCATTTTTCAATTCTTCAGCAAGAGTCCAACGCCATTGCTGCATACCCTTAGAATACCACAGGTTTATTTTCATTCTGGTAAAATACTTTCAGGATCTAATTCTATGCCACTTAACATGGGATGTAAACCTTCCTCTAACAAATATGCTGATTTCTGATGAATCAGTTCAATTGAAATGCAAGGAGAATCTATTGCTTCTGCCAACACTGCTTCTGTTTCTTTTGCCTCATCATCTAAAGAATCAAATGTAAATGGAGTGCCATTTAATAAGTATGCTTTTACTATTCCTTCCTCATCAGTGAGGATATGCTTAGTGGTTACTTTATACATATTAGCGTTTTATGCATTTAAGGTTATATTCTCTCGCTTTAAGTGCCTCAATCATATACATCATCGCTACTTCTGGATTCGTTTCCCCACATGTAAAAACATCTAGGGCGGCAGACCCTCGTTCGGGCCAAGTGTGGATGCTGATGTGACTCTCTGAGAGTAATGCTACAATAGTAACACCTTGTGGTTCAAACTTATGAGATGAGATATCCAATAAGGTTAAACTAGTTTTATTTAGAGACTGAATAATTTGCTCTTTTAAATAATTTTCATCATCAAGAAGTTCACGAGGGCATTCATATGCCTCGGTGAAGCAATGCTTACCAAGTGTCATTAGTTCAATCTAATAATAAGAGCAGTACCTGCAATTTCCTTTGTTGCTACCATTGAAATCATACCCATGGCACCAGTTGCTTGTATTGCAACAGAACCACCTAAGTTTTGTAGGAGGATTGTATTCAGTGGCGTGGGACCAGTTTGAATGCCAATATTACCTACTGCTGTTGCCTGGAGAACACAATCACCTTTAACCAAAGATCCAGCAGACCATGCTGTTAGTCCTGGTGCAGCAGTGCCAACCTGACAGTAAGAATTACCCACAGGGATATTAACAAAATCTTGAGAATATTGTAGAAGAGGATCCATCAGCAATGTTGATGTCCTACTACCAACAATTTCATATTTTAATGCCTCAGTCGGCATTTCTATTTGCAGTGGTCCAACTTTTTTAATTGGGTTATTGTTGACCTTGACTTTCATCTTGCCATCAACCTCAAGAATATAGTCATGACCTACTTTATGATGAAGTGTTCCCTGAGTTTCGTGGGTGGTAATATGAGCTCCTGGTCCCAAAACAGAGGGTTCCAGAATATTCATCTTCTGTTCCTGAATTACTTCACCATAATTCTCCTCCATCTTACTACCAGTAACAGTTTCTTTGAAACTGGTTGTAGAAAGTTCATACTGACCTGTGGAAATACTTAATTTGCCACTACCAACACTTTTTGTTAACCCAAATGGTACAGGATCTTGACTTCCAGTGTTTAAACTAATTTGCTCTGCTGCTTTCAGTTTAATACTACCGCCTGCATTCAGTTCAATATCCTTAGCGGCAGAAATATAAATTCCTCCCTTACCATTAGATTGAATACATATGTCTCCAGTGCCAAAGATTTCAACACTTTTTTCCTCATCTTCACCAGCCTCACCACCACCAGTAACTCTATGACCTTCAGCAATTAACTTAATGTTATGCCCTGACTTGAAGTGCATATACCCCACTGATTTAACATCAAGGTATCCCTCATTAGGGGTCATATCTGAACTTCTAGCATTAATTAAAACTGCACCATTCTCCTGCCAACGAACAAATGATCCGCGATAATGTCGCATCTCATAGTTCCTATCGTCAGGACCACATGTTTCTCTAATGGCAAAGGAGCTATCAGTGAGAGTCTCCCTTACCTCATTTATTTCCTCCGTAATTTTGGAAGATTCTTGTACAAGGGACTGTTTAGTATCTAACATTTTATGGGCAATCTACGATGAACACGGTTCCAATTGTACTATCATTATATTTATTGACGACTCTGAGATAGCGTTCAGCAACTTCACTACAAGGAACAAATTGGATAATTGGTTTAGCAGATCCACCAAATCCATTAGCACCTCTGATTCTAATATCAGGAAGTTTATCATAAACTATATTTTGTGGATTGGTGATTCTAATCTCAACAAGTTTTCCATCCTCAATAGCAGCAAATGCTATAGTTGGGTCGCCATTAACATAAACAGTAGGCGATGATTCATAATAACCACCGACATTCGTAAGAGCAATCTCACTAAGAATTCCGCATTCACCTGCTATATCAACGTTTGGAGTATATCCAATACCTGGAGATTTTACTATAATATTAATTAAACATCCATGCTCATCTAACTCTGCTTTAGCAATAGCACCAGTCCCAAGACCGCTGATAGCAATTAAAGGAGGTTGCTTATATCGCACATTACAGTCTTGCAATTCAGGAGGAATAGGCACAGAAACTACACCACCAGGAGGACCAACAATAACTGGTGTACTAGGAGGTGGATCGTCAGTAAACAAATCATCCTCATCATCATCATCAGGTACACAAACACCATTAACACACACATATCCTTCAGGACAATCAGAATCTATCGTACATGCAAGTACACATACACCATTAACACACACATATCCTTCAGGACAGTCGTCATCTATTTTACATCCTATCACACACTTACCATTAACACATATCATACCTTCAGGGCAGTCTTCATCTATTTTACATTCATCAGGTTCAAGAGTAGGCGGTGGATCATCATCAGGTTCATCAAATGGAGGAGGCGGGTCAATTATATCATCAACAGATACACAAACACCATCAATACATACCTGTCCTTTAGGGCAGTCAGCATCTATTGTACATTCTGGAGCAGGATCAGGTACACATTCACCATTGATACATATTTGACCTTCAGGACAGTCAGAATCTACTAAACATCCCGTAGTAGGAATAATATCCTCATCTGGACAATAATATTCTTTGTTAGTTTTATCCTTCCAATATCCTTCTTTCTCCTTCATATATGTAAGAGAGTTTGGATCTTCAAACAACATTCTTCTCACGACCGTGCAATCATCATCAGGATCATCATCAGGAAAATCTTCTGGAACATCTTTGTTATCAGTAGGTTCAATAATATCACACAGCCCAGAATCAGGAGCAACACCAAAATCAACAGTGAGAAGTTTTACAAGTTCTCCCATTCCACTGAAAGAATATCCACCCTGGTCTGGGAATGATAATGTGTTCCCAACCGTGTAGTTTTGACCAGGGTTAACAATTTTAAGAATTGTATATCTGGTATTCTTAGGTTCGTTATTTTCATCAAAGAGTGCCTCAAATCTTGCTTTTACTCTAAGACCTGTTCCATCACCGCCAACTAAGTCAAACTCACTTTCATAAGAATCTTTCATATTAGCCCAGTTAAGGGCAGTACCATAAGTATGCTGTGCGAATTCACCAATCCTCTTCGGATAGAACCCTGCTTCAAAATCATTGATTAACTTATTTTTAACACTAGATTCATTAGGTGTAACAGAAAGAATGGTCAATCTAGCATTTTCATCAAAACCATTCTCAGGATTGTCATCCCATCTAGCTACTTGACCTTTTGAAATAATTTGTGGCTTACTTTGTTCTTTACCAACTTCAACAGAAGCTGTAGTAGTAGCGTCAACTGCAATAGTTTTTCTATCAGTACCCGATGTACCTTTTTGTTGAGTCGTCCAACTAACCTTTTCACCATTACCAACTTTCAAAGTTCCTACAGCGAGACCAGATGTACTAGGGTTATCATTCCAAGTAAACTTTAAGGAGACATCCCCCTTCCCAGTAACAAGCATTTGAGTTCCATCATCATTAAACTTTGCAGTGACACCGGAAGATGTATCTTCAATTTCTAACGCAGCATTTTTATCAAAACCATTAGAGGCACGATCATCAAACTGGACTTCTTTACCACCACGGACAACTTTTCTGCCCGCCGTAGAGGATTCACCTTCAGTTCTGATAGCAAATGATTTTTGAGCATCAGTAGTTTCGGTGGTGGTGGAAAGTTGATTCCCTTTATATTTGAATTTATAAGTTTCTCCAGAACTAACAAATACGGTTTTCGTTACTGAACCTTTTTCTTTTAACTGTTTAAAAGTTTTACCCGCGACAAAAAGTTCTCCAACTGCTAAACCACTTTTATCAGGATCATCATCCCATTCAAATCTTAATTTAACAGCACCTTCCCCAACATCACCAGTAACCTTTAAACCAGACCCATCATTAAGGAACTTTGCATCAAGTTCATTAAGAACACTTTCTGCGGTCATCCTAGGTTTAAAGTTTTCAAAAAGTTCTATAGACTCACCAAAACCGGCAGGAGTAGCAGCTACATCAGTATATGAGATTAAATCCCCATCCTGAAGTGTTCCAGGAGGAGCACAGTTTACAGTGCTAGAATAACACCCCTTTTTAGTGATTCCAATATATGTTTGCTTAGTTGTAAATGTAATTACAGGAGTAAATGCTGATGGAGTTGAAGGTGTTCCAGTAATCGTACAACGATAATACTCCTCATCCATAATCAAATAAGATGGTTGAGCAACTTTTAATCTATTAGTTACAGCGCCAGAATATGTAATGCTAGCAGACTGTGGAACAGTAGATGTTGACCATTTATCAAGGGTAGTTCCACCAATAGTAACACCAGACGGACCAAAGGTGGTTACTCTTTCATTAATAGTTTCAGATCTAACACCATCGGCAACAGCAGTCCATGTACCAGAAGGATCATAAGTTCTCTCCCATGCATAAGATAATGTATAACCAGGAACACTCGCTTTAGCAACAAATCCAATCTTTAGAGGAATAGATTCCTCCTGAACCAAACAAGTAATAGGTTCAGATGTCAATACAATTTCAGGTTCACATACGGGAGATGGTTTAAAGTTTGTGCTATAGTTAATAACTGCAGTTCTCTCTACACCTTCACCTACTTGAGTTGATCCTTGTTGTCCAACTCCACCAAGATTTGATCCTGTTTTTACTGGAAGTAATTCATCTGTAAATTTAACTTTAAATGTTTTTGTAGTATTATTCAGTGAAAAATCAGTGAAAGTTGGGACAGAGAAAATTTTCATACTTTCCCCTGCTGCAAATGTAAGAATACCTTCTCCACCAGTATAATGTGTGCCTTGAACAGCAGGGAAAGTTAAAGTATTATCCTGAATCGTTTCGCATTTAACTCTAGTGGTAAAATTTACCACAGGGGTACGAATTACTTTGAATTGTGCAGGTTGTCCTGCAACTACACTAACAGGACCGACTACATAATTTACATTTTTAGTAATAATCTCAGGTGGGAAGTAAATATCACTTACTGCTTGAGCTTTCTTTTCAATCGGTTTAAATTTAATCTTCAGTTTAGTGGTATTAAGAATTTCTGATGTACTAGGAAAATTTTTATATGGAAATTTTTTGTCATTAAAATCAGATGATGATCTGTAAATTGAAGCAGTATATGTTACTTCTTCAGTAGTTTGAACACCTGCTTCATCCTTAGGAGGTTCAGCAACTACCGTGGGGATATCTATGGTAACTTCATTTTGCCCCTTTTTAAATACAACTTCCTCAGAAAAAATTACATTTTTTCTTTTTGGGAACTGTTGAATAATTTTTTTCCTTTTATTCCTCGGCGCTTTACCATATTTGTTATCACCTAAAGAAGATCCTTTGATGATATCACCGCCAGATGTAAGACCTTCAGTAATACCAACAACTCTGGCAGTGTCATTTGGGTTCAAATATGCAGCAAAAATAATTACACCTTGGTACTCAGTATTATTTCTTCGGATTTGTACCTTCTGAGTTTTACCACTCTTGACAGTTTCCTTTTTAGGGAAAATCATATATTCGGAATCATATCTATCATCTGGTTTGCCAATAACAACAGCATATGTTGAGGAGGGAGAATATGGAGCTGGATCACCAGGAACTGATGGCGGAGCATCAGAACCATCTCCATTCTTTCCGTTACTAAGGTTATTGCAAAAATCAAATACGTCAGATACTTTTGACGAAGCAATATTAGTTGCTGTGGTGAATGCATTTCTTAACGCTTGGTTATCTGTAGAGACTCCAGGAACATTTGCCGTTCCAAGATCAACACCCTTTGCAAACGCTGCTGCTTCTGCGTTTGCTGAGGCAGTAGACTTATTAATATCATTTGATAAATTGTTGATGCCCTGCAATCCACCCTCAAGAGAAGATTTAATACCTGTTGTTAGACCAAACTCACCAGGATTATTAAACGCAGTGATAAGAGCATTTGAAGCAGAAGTGGAACATGATCCAGAACCACCACAACTAATTCCTAGGAAGTCTAATACAGCATTGATTGCTTCACCTAAAAGATTACCAAAACCACCAATGATACCAGCAATAGACTCAATAGCACCCATGATACTCTCAATAAGACCTAGGACTTCTCCCATAATCTCATTAAGAATACCATCAACTAATGTATCCAGACAACCAAATACACTACTAATTGCTGAATCTACAAGTGTATTAAGAAGACCTTCAATCATATTGCCAACTAGTCCCTCAATATTACCAAAACTACAGAACACCATGTTGAGAATTTTCTCAATGGTTTCATTAATTGTTGATGTGACGCCTTTAAGAGGAACCATGATCAACTTCACTAATTGATCAATAGCTTTTCTAGCATATTTGGTGATGATTGCTTTAACCCAACCAATTCCACTACGAATAACACCACTAATAGAAGCAAGATATTTTTGAACATATCCTGTCATGGAGAATAACTCTCCAGTTAAACCATTAACAAACTTAGATCCAATTTTACCATCCGTATTCTGAACGATCTTTAAGAAATCGCCAATGAATGCTCCAATGTCTGATGATAATGACCCACTGTCACCACACTTATCAGCACCCTTTATACTTTCACCATTTTCAGGAATCTTGGATGCTTTTGTTACAACCTTAAAGCAACCATTATCTCCTTGAATACCACTCTTATTCTCTTTAAGAGGTTCTACAAGTTGGGCAGCAACATAAGGAGATGTTTGATCAAAATCTTCTTTTTTGCCTAGAACTGGGTGCTTTGCTTTATGTGCAGATATGATTACAGGACTACTATAATCTGGACCATCAAATCTAACAACAACAAATTGACCTTTACCATATTGTCTAACATTATTATTTCTTACCGCACTATTAGCAGACTCAGTTCCAATAGTAGCAATCCAAGGAAGTGCTGCCTTTGCTACTACATCTTCCTCACAATTATTTTCATCAATATCACAATATCCATGAATAGCAGGACATCTGACTTGATAGTATCCCCCACCACCTTCTGATTTCGCACTGGTAATCCAACCAAGTAAATTAGTGCCTGGTTTGGTAAGTTCTTTACCTTGATACGATAAATTTTTGGAAAAGTCTGTGTTCATCAGGACTCTACTAGTTTACAAATTTCCATATGAGTATACACATGAGTAATATCTTCAATCCTATGATTGATCTTCGTGATCAAATATACTCCTGAATATTTATCACTCGCTTGATCCGCTTTTCCAGAGTCTCCCTTGATTAAAGGAAAATCAAGATACAGATGACCACCAGCTGACAATGATAAATTGCCAGGAACTCTAATCGTAGATGCCCTAGCTTTTAACATATCTAACATAGCACCATAATTCATAGAAGACAATGTTGGATTAACTGGTTCATTATCTAGGGCAGTCTCGTCACATACATTATAATACTCAATCTGATATTCTGTTTCCTCAATGTATTTAACTGTCGTAAACTCACCATCTGATGCACATTTTAAACATTTATCCTCCATGGTTTTTGGAGGTAATTTTTCAATAGACTTAAGTTTATTTCGTTGACCATCAATGAGAATAGTTTTGGTTTTACCTCTCTTCTTTGTCGCGATCTCCTCAAGAAGACTAGATTGAGTGGCACCATCATAGAACTTATAACTTAAAATAGTTTGAGATGCAAGCGCAGGACCAGTTTGATTATCATTAACAAACTTAACTTGATATGCAGTTCCACTCTTGGTATCTAATCTAAAAGGCTCTGTGAGTATCGTATTAATTGAATCAAATCTATACTCATCGTAGGTCTCATAGAATACATAACCAGCAGGTCTGGTTTCTTCTTTACCAGAACCATCAGTTCCTTTTGGTGTAGCAGGCTTACACATACTGTTAAGGAGTTGATAAACTAACTTGTTATGCCCCTGTATTTTTGCAACACTTTCTGTCATTTGTTCCATAACAGGTGCTTTATTCTTGGCAGTTTGTATATACCTACCAAGTACATCATCAACAACAGTATTATAATCTACCTTTGTAGTTTCATCAGGAGGCCAAGAACTTTTAACATTTTTAGATAATGCCACAATAGCATCTTTATTGATAAGTTCTAAAGTATATTGCTTTTTCTTACCTTTAATTACTTGATTGACAACTCTATTAACATAGAAACAGTTACTACCAAAAAATTCAAATTTTGGGCGTTTTTTCTGCCAGTCAGTTCCACTACTAGGATCATTAACAACGATCTCTACAGGACAAAATTGACGCACACCACATTTGTTAAATGCTTCATCAACAGCACCAGCAGAGTCTAGGATAGTAATATCAGCAGTGATAAAAGATTCGTATAATGATTCATAATAATTAAACGAAATTACTTCAGGAAATTCTACTGGATCTCCTGAAGGTGCTAATCCAACCAGTTTATTACTATCAGGAATATCATATACTTTTGCTTGTATAGCCCTTACGTTAGGTTCAGTAACTGACATATTATTCCTCTGTTGCGTAGATATCTTGTGTCATTAATATTGTTTTAGCACCAAAAACATTTTGGGTTGTTTGCGATACAGTATCTATATTAGATATTGATCTTTGTGTAGTGGTCTGCGATTGTCTAGTAATTTCTGAAATCTTACTAGTAACCTTTATAAGATTACTTTGAATACTATCAATAGAGGTATCTCTTGTAATAGATTCTACCCCCATATCATCATTATTAAATAGTGATGATTGTTGTTCACGTTGAAGATAACTTGATGTAGGTTTACTTGATTCAGGAATCGGTGATCTATTAATAGAAGTGGTATTGTTTTGAATAGGTGTCTGTGCTTTTGACTCCTGCTTCTTGTCATTTTTTTCAAAAATTTCTTCAATTTTTTTGAAAGGTTGCTTGAATAAGATATTTAAGATTTGCTGACCAATCGGTCTCTCAGTAGGAATAACAATCAAAGGTTCACCCACCTGCTGCAGATCAACTATAGTAGGTTTGTTTACAATGAATTGAGCAAGGTCATCAGTCTTGTCATTGACATTATAGTAGATATTATGTTTTACGTCAAATAATTGAGGTAAAATAATAGCACCAGTAGAATATGCATCTCTAAAGAAGTTTCCGCCCTCGCCTCTCTTTCGTTCATTCAGTCCACCTGTCTCATATTTCATAAAGTATTCTGCACCACCAACAAATTCTGCCGCTGCTTCTGACATTGGTCCTTCAGATTCAAAGTCATCTAACACTTGCTGAGCAACAGCAGCATTACCATTACCAAATTTCTCAACTAATAATTGCATTCCATTTGGTTTAGCAGCAATCTCAAAAATTTCTTTCTTAGTGATGCCTATATCACCATACACACTAGCGGCGGCGGTGTCAGCACTAGTCCCATAAATTGCAGCAGAATATGGCGAGAACTGTTCTTTCTCAGTAATAACAACAGATAGTGGTTGATTTCTTTTTTTAGCTCTATTCAACATAACCTGGAATGCATCAGCAACATTTTGTGCTCCAGAAGCTTCAAGTGTGGCAAGATGAGCAGCAGCAACTAAATCTGCACCAGATGCTTTAGCATCTTTTATACTTGCAGCATCTAATGGGTCAGCAGCACCGAAAGAACCCGCTGCAGCTCCTGCTAGCACTGCTAGAAAACCTGTTAAATCTTCTTGATTGATGTTTAGATCAGTCAATTTAGTTTTAGCTTCTTCTTCCTTCTCCCCAGTTTTTTCTAATAATTTTTCAGTAAGTTTTAATTTTCTATTTTGAATTTCACGCTCAAGTAATTTGTTATAAACAATTTTATGATAATCAACCCTTCTAACATTATTCAACAACTTAGTCAGATTAGCAAGAAGATTATTAAATCTCTCTAGCAGATAGTTCCAATCGTCCACATCCTCATCAGATACTAGAAGATTAAATTGATTTTTAGGCACTAGATAATGTTTCTTATCTTGATCAAACTCCAACATCCATGGCGGAATGATTGGCACAAACATGCTCGCAAAGTTCTTCAACTCCTGCTTAAACTTTGCAGCAGGAATTATCTTGGTAAGTGCCTTAATCTTGACACCTTTATCTGACCCCACTAGTGGAGTTTTTGCTTCCACATCATCAGTGAAATAATCAGGACCTTCTATGATTCTTCTTAGTGCCTTAATCATGACTCAGTATAATAGACAGTTGGTTGATAGAATGCGACGATCTCACCACGAACATCACCAAACGAGAATTGCTCTTCTGTCTCATTAGCAACTTGCATTTGCTCATTGCCTGGTATATTATTTAACGAAGATTGATTACCAGGACTTTGGAACATTTTTTTAATAGTCAGATCAGGAACAAATGGAATTCCAGAACC